TTTATATTTTTATTATTTATATTATTTATATTTTTATTATTTATATTATTTATATTTTTATTATTTATATTATTTATATTTTTATTATTTATATTTTTATTTTTTACATTTTCTGTAACTGAATAAAAATTATTAAATAAAAAATGTGTAATACTGTATCTATTACATTCAGGAATGTGATGTAATTCTTTTGAAAACGAATTTAACCAATAAATAGGATTTCGTATTATTCCTATAAAAAGAGTATCATTTGTTAAATTTTTGTCTGGATAATTATTAAAACAAAAAAAATGTTTATTACCATATTCACTTGTATATTTAATATTAAAGTTAGTAGTAATGCTTTCTTCTAAAAAATTGGTTCCACTACACCTTTCACCTAATATTACGAATTTTTTAATAGACATCTTAACTTATATAATAATAATATAATTAATATTATATAAATTTTAACCCTTTATACTTTTTCTGCTAGTAGTAGTGATACTTTTTCTTCTTGAACTACTTTTATAACTAAACCCACCTTTTTGTCTTTGTTTTTTATTCTTTTTTGTTTTGCCTCCCATAATAGAACCATTTTTATATGTAATTCCAATTAATGCTTGTTCAACTTGTTGTTGATTGGTTGCCCCCTTAATTTTAGCAAGTGCCTGAGCATATTTATTATTGGGGTCATTTTTATTCTGATTATTTTTTGAATTTAAATTAGAAATCAATTGATCTAATGGAATTGTTACACCAGATATACTAATTGGAGTATCAGCGGGTAATCCACTTTGTTTTGGCGTATTAGATGATTGACCATTGATAGCCATTGATATTTCCTCAAGCGTTGCTTCGATTGCTGCGAAAGATTTATTTACATTTTGGATATTTTCTTGATTAGCTGTATCATTTGAAAGTTCGCCTAAATTTTGAACAGCATTGTTAATAGCAATCGTAGCATTTTTTATTCTTTCTATTAAGTCATCATTTTCAGCTTTTAAGGAAGCAATTTGTTGTTGTAACTGTGAAATAGAACTAGCAGATTGAGTTTGAGTATCTGTTATATTTTGTAAATGTGATGCGGTTTCATCCTTTGACTTTTGTAATTCTGCTTGTAACTGTGTAATAGTCTGGTCTTTTGCTTCAATTTGTTGAGTTAATTGTTGTATTTTGGCATTATTTTCGTCTGTTTGCGCAGCAATTTGTTTTTGAAATTGTTCGACTTGTGCCTTTAACTCATCCGCATGTTTAGATTGCAAGTCTCCTTTGCCAGCTAATTCACTTGTTAAACTATCTGCTTGTTGTTTTAAAGCAACATTATCAGCAGTTAATTTTTGAATTTGTGCTTCATCACTATCTATTTGTTTTTGTTTAGCCGCAGAATCAGCATTTGTTTTTTCGTTTAATTGAGCTAATTGGTCTGTTAATTGTTGTTTTTCAGCAGTTAGTTGAGAAAGTTGTGCTTGATATCCTTGAATTTGTTTCTCTCTATCACTAATACCAGATGAATTATTATTCACTTGCGTATTTAAATTGTCTACATCAGTTTTTAATTGTTTAATTTTATCAGAGAATCCTTTAATTTTTTGATTTATTTCACCTAATTTACTAATAACCATTGATGAAAAAGCTTCTTTTTCCTGGACATTTTTTTGTATAATCGAATTTAATTGAGATAACTTATTCATACTCAATTGAAAATCTTGTAAAAATTGCTGATTTTGTGCCATATATATAATATATCATAAAAAATTATTTTTTGTATTGAATTACATATGTTTCTTTTCTTTTATACCTCTTTCAATATAAGCGGTATCATTAATTATAGAATCTAAATTATGCTTAATAGATTTTAATTCAGAAACTATTTTTCTTTGTTCTTCTTTGGCATCTTCAATATTATTTTTACTTAATTTACCAGATATAGTTAAATCCTGTATATAGTTATCTAATAATTTAAGTGCATTCATTTGTTCCTGTTTTTGTTGTAAAATATAACTATGAAATTTTACATAATCATTTCTAACCTCTTCTAAAAAACGGTTTTGATTTGATATATCATTAATTTTTTTTTGTTTTTTATATAACATTTTTCTTTTTTGCTCTATTAAATCTTGTATTTTAATAAATCGTTCGTCCTTCTCTGCTAAAGACATGTTGATTTTATAAGTAACTAATTCCATTCTTAAAATAAACAACTATTATATTATTTTATAAATAAATTTAAAATCTTTACAATATATTATTTAGGATGTCGAAAACCCAAACTGAACCTTTATTAGCTGCTGACGATAATAGATTTGTAATGTTTCCAATAAAATATGACGACATATGGCAAATGTATAAAAAACAAGTCGATTGTTTTTGGAGAGCTGAAGAAATTGATTTAACAAAGGATTTATCTCATTGGGAGAGCCTTCATCATAACGAAAAATATTTTATTTCAATGATTTTAGCTTTTTTTGCTGCTAGTGATGGAATTGTTTTGGAAAACCTTGCGTCTCGTTTCATGTCTGATGTGCAAGTTTCTGAAGCCAGAGCATTTTATGGGTTCCAAATTGCGATGGAAAATATTCACAGTGAAACGTACTCGCTTCTTATTGAAACATACATTAAAGATAAAATGGAAAAGGACAAGCTCTTTAATGCTATTGAAAATTTCACATGTATTAAAAAAAAATCAGATTGGGCTCAAAAATGGATTCATGATAACCGAAGCAGTTTTGCTACTAGGTTAGTTGCGTTTGCTTGTGTAGAAGGTATTTTTTTTAGTGGCGCGTTTTGTAGCATATATTGGTTGAAGAAACGTGGTCTTATGCCTGGTCTAACATTTTCAAACGAGTTAATTTCACGAGATGAAGCACTTCACTGTGAATTTGCGATTCTTTTATATAATAAATTGTTTAAGAAAATTGATAAGACACGCATTCATGAAATTATTAAAGAAGCTGTTGAAATAGAAATTGAGTTTATTTGTGAAGCACTGCCTTGCCGTTTGATTGGAATGAATTCAGATATGATGACTCAATACATTCAATTTTGTGCTGATCGTTTGAGTGTTCAACTTGGATATAAAAAGATTTATGGAGTGTCTAACCCATTTGATTTTATGGAACTGATTAGTCTTGAGGGAAAAACAAATATGTTTGAGCGTAAAATTGGCGAATACTCATTAGCAAATAAATCTAATACTGATGAAGCATTCGAATTCAGCGAGGATTTTTAATAAATAATTATAATTATTCAAATGGTATTTCAATAATAATAACTTAAAAAACTACAAATATTACATAGTAAAATGATTTCATGTAATTTAATGGGTGGTCTTGGAAACCAGATTTTTCAAATTTTCACAACTATTTCTTATGCTATACAAACAAGAAACCAATTTAAATTTTTAAATTTGTCGCAATTAGGCGAAGGAACAACAACGGTAAGATATACATTTTGGAATACTTTTTTCTCAAATTTGAGAATATTTTTAGTTAACGAATTGCCTGAAAACAGTATTGTAATTAATGAAAAAGATTTTACATATAACAATATACCATTGCCAATTTTTATTAATAAAAATATTGTTATTAACGGATACTTTCAAAGTTATAAATATTTTCAAAATCAATATGATGTTATATGTAGGGTCATTGGGTTAGAAAAAATGAAAATTGAATTAATTAAAAAACTACATTTATCAAATGAATCTTTATACAACACAGTTAGCATTCATTTTAGAATAGGAGATTATAAAAACTTTCAAGCTTATCATCCATTGGCAACATATGATTATTATAAAAGAGCATTAACATATATAAAACATAAAACTGGGTTTGCTAATTTTAATATATTATACTTTTGTGAAAATGATGATATCCAGGATGTTTTAATTACAATAAATAGATTGGCTATTGTTTTTCCAGAATATAAATTTGTAAGAGGGTTTAATAATATTGATGACTGGGAACAAATGCTTCTTATGAGTTGTTGTCATCATAATATAATAGCAAACAGCTCTTTTAGTTGGTGGTCGGCATATTTTAATTACCATAAAGACAAAATTGTGTGTTACCCTTCAGTATGGTTTGGTGAAGTAGCAAACAAGGATACAAAAGATTTATGTCCTTTAGAATGGGTTAAAATTGACGTTTAATGTTTAATATTTTTGTAATAATTCAGCAACCCTTAAATGATTACCTTTTGAGTTAAATGCTGACGAATTATGTATTCGATGTTTTACTAGTATTTGTCGCAAATTATAAAACGAACATTTGGATTTTCTAAGGCGCAACCATAAGTCATAATCTTCTATACCATCATATGAAGTATCCCAATAACATAAATCTTTTTTAATAATAGCACTTGAATTTATAACAGGATTTACCAGTTTAAAGTCAAAGTCACTAATGTCTTCTTCTGGAATTTTTGGAACTATTCCATTTCTCTCTCCAAACCATATACATTTGCTTCCAATAACATCATATTTATTTAAATATTTAGATTGCAGTTCTAGTTTTCTTTCATGCCAAATATCATCTACATCTAGTATAGCAACATATTCATAAGAAGAATGTAATACCATTTCATTTAAAGCATTAGATTTTCCCTTTATTTTATATAAATCAAACACTTTTATCTTACCTAATTCACATTTATTTTCATATTCTTTAGCTTTCTTATATATATCAGAATTTTCATGATGTCCATTTATACCGATAATTAATTCCCATTTGTCATATGTTTGATTTAAAACAGAACTTACAGACTCATCTATAAATTCGATTCCATTATATATTGGAATTAAAATACTAATCATTTTATACTTTAAGAAAAAGTATAAAAAAATCAAACTAAAATTAGTTTAAAATTCTTTGAAACATAAACCAGTTGTCAAAATTTATATTTGCTTCTCTAAATAAGGTAAATTGTGATATATTTGAGAGAACACAATCGACCAATATTATTTGATCATCTTTCACTAAATAATTATTTTTAAAATAAAGTTTTAATTTGGTGTCGTATATTTTTTTCCACCAATCTATTTTATTTTTATGTATAATAAAAAACCCTCCAGCTATTGAATTTTGATAAGGTGGGATTGGTTCTTGAGGCAACCCTTTGCTATTTTTGTTATTAACTAAGGAATACAAATAATTCATATATCCATCATTATTGTTAATACAAGCGTAAAATACTTTGTTTTTATCTAACATCAATACTTTTTCATTATTTGGCCAATTTGTAAGCTCTGTTGTATTTAAATCTTCTGGTCTATTTCGAAAATAACCAATGTCGCACCATCCATAAAATTCTGTATCAAAATATTTATTTTGAATAGTTTCATTAACAAAGCAAATTTTTTCAGACCACAACATGTTTAGTTCCCAACATGATTTATCATTTAAAAGAGTATTTATTTCGTGATTTTTTATCCAATAATCTTTGTATTTGTAATTATAAAAACGTTCAATTGGTTTTAATATTATTTTAATGTTTGGATTATTTTTTATATCTATATATTCTTTACTTGATTCATCTGTATAAATTACTAAATTGAAATTATTTACAATAGATATAAAATTATTCATCCATTTAATATAAACATCTGATTCAAACTTAGATTTAATAATGTAAAAACAACTAGAAAAAGTTATCATCATTTTATATTATATAATTTATTTATTTATATAATTTATGTTGTTTATTAAAATAAATATTAATTTTAGATTTTGTTATATAAATCAGTAAAACTTTTTAAGAAAAAATTATTATCACCTAAATGAACAATTGAATCAGACAACTCATATTTTAATGTTCCATCTTCTCTCGTATAATAAGAATACGGATTGAAATAAATATATCCATTGCTTTTGGATAATTCTTCACATAATATATTTACCTTTTGTGTATATCTAACTCGTTCTTCATCTTTTCCTATAAACGGAAATTCATGTAATATTGGTCCATGTATTCTTTCATAGTCATTTTGTTTAGTTGGTGGTATTACTCCAACAATAATAACTTTTACATTGTCATTTACATTGTTTTTAATTGTTCTAAAATAATTATTTACTAATTCATTAATTACATCATCTTCATTTCTTCCATTATTTATTTGTCTTTGTATATGACATCTACAATCAACTTCGCCATATACTAAACAAACTAAATCCTTTGTAGTTACTTCATTCTTATTGAAATTTATAATAGTATTGTCCCTTCCAATACGAAACATTGTTATGGATGACTTATGATAATCTTTATAAGGCAACTCTAAATTATTAAAACTGAAATGCCCATGGCTATCACCATATACATATATCATATAATATCATAATATAATATATTACACCTATAATTTATACATCTATAATGTATAACGCATCACCCCAACCATGTTTTGTCATATTAGTCAAAACACGTTTAAAATTGTATTTTGATAAAAATACATCAATGTCATTAATTAATCCACAATTTTTATATAATTCCTTTTCATTAACTTCAAGATAAATAGCTTTTGCGTATTGTATAGATTTAGTAGAGCCTTTTAATGCCATTAGTTCAGCGCCTTGGATATCGAAATTCCAAAAGTTATATTTAGAAGCATCAATATTATTTCTTTCAAAAAAAGTATCAATTGTAATACTTTGTTGCTGTATTTTATTTACATACACTACCCAAGGATGTTCTTGTGAATGTGTGCCAAATTCTAATACACTGGATGATTGAACGTTATTTGATACATTAAATGAAATTTCTTCGTCATCTTTATCTGTTATTACAGCGTTATATACATTTGGAATACCTCTATTTGTTGCTTCAATAACCTTTGAATTTATTGCGTCTATCCATATTATATCTTCATTTGTAAGAGCTAAACGTTGATAAAATGCTAATTCTTCGCACTCGTGAGCCCCTATGTGAAAAGCCCCAGAAATATTTATATTTTTTTCTAATAAAATTTTATTAATATTATCAAATGTAATTAACATTATATAATATAGGATAATATTTTAAACTATATTTATTATAATTATTTAAAACATATCTAAAATAAATGTATATGATTGAACAGGATTTTATAATGCTCATTATGAACTGTAAAAAATACAGACAAAAGGCACTTTTTCAAAAAAATACTTGGTTACAATCCATTCCTCTTTCTTTAAAATATTATCATGTAATTGGTAATGAAGAATTAGATTCAAAGTTTAAATTTGACAATGAAAATGAAATATTGTATGTAAATGTTCCAGATGATTATAATTCGCTTCCAAAAAAAGTAATTGCTGCCTATGAAGCGGTATATTATACCTTTAGTTTTAAATATATATTTAAAACGGATGATGACCAAATATTAGTCAAACCTAAATTTTTCGATAATATTATTAAGATAATACCAAATATGAGTCCAAAACCACATTATGGTGGATACATTGTTGATGTAAAACAGCCTTATTTATCAGAATATCATCGAATTCATCCAGAATTACCAAAAAAACTACCTTTATATGTTACCAAATACTGTAGTGGTAGGTTTTATTTTCTCTCTAAGAGTGCTATTTCAAACTTAATTAACAAAAGAGAAAAAATACACTGTGAATATTTGGAAGATTATGCTATAGGGTTTAATTTAGATGAATGTTACAAAACCAATATACTAAATATATCTACAAATAATTATTTTACAGACATTGAGTTAAGCGATTTTCCAAAATTAGTTAAAGAAAATAAAATTTAGATAGTCAGTGTGGTATAATGGATATGGTCTTCATTTTTTTAGATTTTGCGATTTTCTAATGCGTTCCATGAAATCTTTTTTATCTAAATCAATCATAGCCTTTGTATAATTTGTCTGTATTTTTTCAATGTCACTATAATCTTGTCTTTGTGTTACGGTTAAAGGTATTATTAAATACCATTTGTCTTTTTGTTGAAGTTGAAACCAATATTTATCAATCGCATATAAAATACGAAGATGTGGTGCCTCCATAAGTTTTTTAATACCTGTCCTAAAATTATCGATTAACGTGTCAAAATAATGTCCATTTACTAAATAACCAGTTGTTGTTTGACAACTATTTACTTTTACACACGTATCATCGATTTTTTCATATGGCGGAACATTATTTCCACCAATTATAACAACATCCCAATCACTATGATTTGATAAAAAGGCATTTAATTGTTTTTTAAATAATTCAGGGTTTAAAAATTTAATGTCATCTTCAATAATTAACACATGCGACCATTTCTTTTCTTTCGCAATTTCTAGACATTTTAAATGACTCATACTACAACCAAGGGCTCCGTTTGGTAATTTAATAGCATTAAATCTTTCTCCTGTAATTCCTAATGTTTTTAGCTCTCCTTCAACATGTTCTTTTCTATCTTGTCTTTCAAGTAGATTAATATAAAAAGTATGATTTATATCACAAATATTTTTCATTTAAATTTATAATATTAAAGTATTTAAATTTAAATTGTTTCATAAAATATTTTCTCTCAAACATTATTAAATGATTACTAATAGTTTTTCTAATACAGAAAAGGAAATTATATCTAAACAAGTAAAAAATATACATATGAATGATGTTGAGAGAGAAATGAATAAATTGATTGAAATAGGAGATAAAGCATATATTATGTCATCTAGGTCAAGAATTGGTAACAATGTAGTTGATTATTTTACATTTACACAACGTCTTGAAACTAAAGGAAAATATGATATTAATTTTTTTGATTTTATTGTAAATATTGACGAATTCAAAAAGAAAAAATTTATTCAGACAATGCTTACATATTACAAAAATGTTAAAAATAAAAACCAAAAGAAAAATGAATATACTGTTTATAAAGAAGTATATAATATTTGTATCAGCGCAATCAATATAATAAGACCATTAGTGTATATGGAAATTTATTCAAAATATAAGCCAACCGCCATATTAGATTTTTGTGCTGGATGGGGAGGTGCGGCTGTGGCAGCTTCTGCTTTAAACATAAAAAAATATATTGGCATTGAAATTAATACCAGTTTAAAAATACCTTATTCAAATCTTATATCTTATCTTGAACAAAAATCCCATACAAAAATTGATATGATTTTTGAAAATGCTTTAAATGTAAATTACAGTTGTCTTGATTACGATTTTGTATTTACATCGCCCCCCTATTATTTTATACAAAAATATGAAAACAATGTTGAATATAGTTCTAAAAATGACATGGATAATAATTTCTACATTCCATTATTTACTAAAACGTATAATGGATTAAAAAAAGATGGAATTTACATAATAAATGTATGTAAAGAAGTGTATGAAAATGTATTAATTAAATTATTTGGTGTAGCAAATGATATATACCATTATAAAAAATCACAAAGACAAAATGACTATAATGAAATGATTTATGTCTGGATTAAACATTAAAAAACGCCCCCTAATTTAATACGTGCGCTTGCCTGAGCTCTAGGTTGTGCGCCCACATAAGCAGCGTATTGTTGCGAATATTTATGAGGAGGTGCGGGTGGTTGTTTTATATTTTGAATTGGTATTTGATTAATATTATGATTAATTGGTGATGGAATATAATGTATATTTTTATTAACAACTGATGTTTCTTGAGCGCGATTAATTGTATTAAAGTTATTAAAAGTATCTTGTTCAATTTCGTTTTTTTTATCCTCTTCTATTTGCCTAATTAATGTTTCAGGGACTGATTTTCCCATTGAGGTTAGATATTTTGCTACATTTTCTCTTTTCTCTCTTGTTGTTGGATAATAAGGAATATTTGACCAATCATTTGTTGATATAACCGTTTTTTTTGTTTCTCTAATTTTATCTGGATTAATTATTTTTCTTTTAGGTTCTCTTAAATCATAACTGTAATACTCTTCTGTTCCAAATGGTATATATGTCAAAAAGGTAGAAATATTTATGAAAAAAATCTTGTTATTGTTTATTGAAAAAATATTGTCGTTAGGGTTTTCAGAAATTTCATCAACTGTATATTTTAATTGATGAATTGTTCTTAACCCATCAATACCATTATCATTTTCACCTCTCCAAGGGTCTTTTTTGCTTATAATTCTTGATATACCATCAAACAATTGTAAAATTTCTGGACTACCAATATTATAAAAAACGCTCCTATCAATCGTTAAACCACGCCCTTCGCATCTTTTTTGAAGCGTATTATCTTCCATACCCCATCCCCAAAAACAAGGAAACCCATTTGTCATTTCAAAGTCTGAACCTTTCATTACAACTATACCGCCTAAAGCATATTTAAATCCATAATAATGTTTCACAACGCCATGAGTAGTTTCATAATCAAAAATTTTATTAAATGGAATGGTATCAACATCATTAAAAATAAATGTTATGTTTTTATAATGGTCGGGATATTTGTTCTTAATAGCTAAAAACCCTATATTTTTTGTTGCGCCTCTATTAAAAGTTCTAGCATCACATTGATGAGAGAAATATATTTCATAATCATCGCAATTTTCTAAAATAAAACTCATGTATTTGCTAAAAAAGAATTTATGTTGGACACGATTTCTATATGGAACAATAAAAACACGTTTTGGAACCTTTAATTCTGACATTTATATTTTTACAAAACTTTTTATTTTTTATGTTATAACTATTATATATATTTAAATATATTTAAAGATATAAATTAATATTAATTACACAATAATGTTATCATATCTAGTCTTATTTTCAATCATATCTTGTTTATTTGCGTATGAGCCCTCATGCGCTTCGTGCAAATGGTTTATGCCAAATAAAAAAGGCAACGATGAATTAGGGTTATGTAAAATGTTTAAAGATACCTGTTACGTTAAAAGCAATGAAGTAACTCTTTATAATTTTGCTATACATTGTCGAAGTAATGAAAATCTCTGCGGAAAATCTGGCTTCTTATATGAAGATGCTTCAGAAAATGTAAAGGTCAATGCTATTGACATGGAAGAGTTAAATGAATTGAATAATAGATGTTGTGGTGAAGTTAATGAAAAAGAAGATATTGAACAACTTGAACGAGATTTTTTTGAAGTATTACAAAAAATTAAAAAACACAATACAAAAAATATTTATAGAACTAGTAAGGATTTATATAAATTATTTAGAAGACCTTAAATAGCATTTGTATATTTTTTTAATATGGTTACTGGAATTAATTCGTCTTGAATTTTTTCTAATTTTTTATAACATTTATTTATCGTGACCTCACTTGTTTCACTAACATTTTTAACATCTCTTTTGCTAATATTTAACTTACACATTTGTGAAATAAAATATACTACACCAGCAGCAATAGAAGGAGGCGTGTTTTCTGGCATAATATTTAATTTTTCAATTTTCATTGCGATAAATTGACATAATTTAGTAAGCTCATTATTTATATTTAGCTTACTACAATACCTTTCAATAAATGCTTCTGGTTTTGTTCTTCCAAAATTGGTCTTCTCTTTATTATCCATATCTTTTTCCAAATTATTGATAATAGCCAATGCGTTTTTACAACCCTTTGTTGCGCTTGTAACATCTAAATTAAATATAACAGCTATTTCTTTTGCGGTTCGTGGGAAATTATTTATTCTACATGATATGTATATAGAAGCTGCTAAAATACCATCTCTATTATCTCCTCTAAAGGTCAGTTCATATTCTGATATTTTTTTGTGATATCTAATAGCATCGTCGATTATCATCTTTGGAATACCAGCGTGGTGCGCCATTGTAGTAATGATTTGAAATTCGTCGTATTGTGATTTTTCTTTATATGGCATTGACTGCCATTCAGTATATCTTCTAATTTTCCTCATTTCATATGACATTGGACCTATACACAAAACTTTACAACCATATGAGGACTCTTTTAATAATGGGTTTATTGGCATGCCGCACCTGGTTGGGTCAGAATTTTGATTATCGTCAGCTCCATAATATCTCCATTCGGCGGTTTGATCAACCAGGTCTTTATAAATAATTCCACATTTTGAATTTGTACATGTTAAGAATCCTTCATCTGAAAAGGCTAAAATAGTTTCGCACCTCTCACACATTTCTCTATTACCAGAATTCCTATAAATACATTCTAATGGAATTTTTGATTTATTCGGATTTTCTATTTCATCATCAAATATATTCCATAATTCTGTCTTATTTATTATATTGGTCTTCCTCTTTTTACTTTTGTTGTCATTGCTCATTTCTTATATTATCATTCATAATATAATATATTTTTAATTCAATTTTATTTATATTATTTTTCTCACATTTTTTTAGATGTTATAATATATGGGAAATACATCATCCGCTAACATTAATAAAAATGCCGATAAAGAATTTAAAAACTTTTATGACGTAATAGACTATATTGCGACATATTATATTTTAACTATGGATTTTAAGAGTTTAAGCAAACTTACAGAAAAGGCATATTGTGATAAATTAGTTATTTTAACTTCTGACATTATTCAAAGATATTTTAATGATGTAGAAATTACATATCTAGCGCAAAGAATTAAAGATGGTATTGATGTGAATGAACTTAAAAAAGATAAGGTCGTTTTTATTAATAAAGATAATCTTGAAGGATTAGATATATCAAATGATGCCCAAAAAACAATTAGGAAAAAACGTGTTTGTATTGGTATAGCTAAATTTTATATTAAAATAGCACATCTATTTGCTTCTATTGTTATGACTATTAATCCTATTTATACTTATAAAGGTGTTGATGGTGAAACGGTTAAAGTTGGATTATTGGACAAAGATAAAATACCTAAAAATGTTAATAGAAAATTATATAAATTAAATATTTGTGATAACAGAATTAGAGCACTAAAAAAAGGACAGGTTTTTGATGATACTACTGGTAATATAACAATTCAACCTAAGGTATGTGATATGAATATTGATATAAATGGAAATACAAAAACACTACAAGATGAACCAGGAATGCCTGAATTGATGCGTTTATATTTAGATGATAACTACGATTACTCTAATGGCACATTTACTGGCATGTCTGATTCCACAAAAGTTCAATTTATGAAAGATTTAAAAACTTTTTACACAGCATTTACAGGAAATGAAACAATGCCACCTGAAATTACTAAATTTAGTGATATTAAGTTAAGAAATTATATGGATAAAAAAGGTTGCCAGGGACAGCCATCAATATACAGTGCGAAATACACACTAAATAAAAAAAATAAGTTATTTATTGATTATGCTAATAATATTAATCAAATGATACAAAACGCTGCGGATAATCAATCAAAATTACTATCTGTAATTAATGAATTATTCACATATATTTCTGACCCATATTCAGGTAAAAAAGTTATTAGGGTTAATCCAAAATTGACAGAAGAATCACTACAAAAATCTGTTGAAAAAACAAGGAGATTAATTGTAGATTTATATGTTAAATGCGAGACTGATTATGTTAATGGAATGAAAATTTACGAAGCTATTGTTGAAACAAAAATATTAGAAACAACACAAAATCAAATAGAGACGCTTAAAAACGAAGCAAATAAAATAATTGTTGAAACTAAACAAACAGTTGCGTCGGTGCCTACAGTAACTGCTAATCAACAACCACCTGTTGTAGTAGCAGCGTCTCCAATTCAACATCAAGTGCTATCAACACAAACGCAACCACAAAACTCAACTCCCATATCTCCTGTAACAATTTCTGAAAATACTACACAACCCCCTGCTAAAAACATTATTACACCTTTGCCTTTATCAAATAATAATCCTGTTGTAAATTTACCAAAAGGATAATCATTAGAAATTCGCAAACGTTTCATAAAAATAATATAATAAAACTAAAAAAATCATACTTATGGGCGGAGAAACAACCAAACACAATAGAAATAACATTGCTAATTCAAGATAACTCATTATAAATCTATAAATAAACCATACCTATAGCTTTATATTATTTTTATATATTTTATCACTTCAAATTCGCACGTTTATATACTTACACAGGTTCAAACAAATCCATATTAAAATGGACATAACCAAACGGGTTAAGCTCATTTCCACCTATACGACTAAACCGAAACACATAAATATCTGGTTCGTCATGTAAATATAAATCCATATAGTCGTCATCATAATCATACTTTTTTTCTTCAAAATTCGCAAAAACAGAAAGTGGTTGTATTGGAACATGAGTAATACTTGACGAATCTTCTGCGTAATTACAAGGCATTACGCTCATCATTCCGATATAACATAGTTTTCCAGAAAAGGACGCACAGTCATATTTTGACAAATGGATTGCGTAATACGTTTTTTCCAATAAAATATATAATATATACTTCGTGAAAAGTTTTGGTTTGAGAATCCCTTTACCATTCTCATCTAGCAATATATAATTTTTATCGCCCGTTTGATAAGACGTGCCAAGACCAGTTGTTTTTGTTAGTCCGACTATTTGATATAGATTCATGATTATAATATAAACAATTTGTGTTTTAATATTTTGTTAATATTATTTCAATTTTTTATAATAATATTAACTAACAAAAAAGACAATTTTTGCGCGGTTTACAAGATTTTGCCTACAGAACCAAACAACTTCCTGGCATTTACCAATGCCTGTTTTTTTAAACTTGCCTTAGCTGATTGAATAGAACCAGTACGCATTAAGGTTTTTTGTGCTTTTTCTATAGCAGTCACCCATTTTTTACCTTGCTTTGATGGACGTTTTAAAGTTTTATTTTTTCTTTTATTAACGTAATTTCTTTTTGATTTATTTTTATATGTAATAGGCATTTTATATATTATGTTAATATTAAATATTACGGAAGTTTAAATATTTATCTATGTGGTAAAAATTTGAACTATATAAGGGTTGGTTGCTTAAGCAGCGGCACGGGCGCGGGAAGCAGCAGCGGCACGGGAGGCAGCGGCAGCAGCGGCACGAGAAGCAGCGGCGGCGCGGGAAGCAGCAGCGGAGGCAGCGCGACCAGCAGAGGCAGAGCGGGAAGCAGAGGCAGAGCGGGAAGCAGAGGCAGCACGGGAAGCAGCAGCAGAGGCGGAGCGTGAAGCAGCGGCAGCGCGGGAAGCAGCAGCAGAGGCAGCGCGGGAAGCAGCGCGGGAACGTCCGCGAGCAGCAGAGCGAGCAGCAGATCTAGATGCGGAACGAGATCTGGATGCAGAACGAGAAATAGAGCGACGAGTTTTTGCCATTTATATATATAACTTATAAAAAAAAATATTCATTAGGTGTTTTTCTAAATTATCATAAAATATATTAGTTCATTCTTCCCAAATTCGATTGGTTGTATGCCACCACATTTTATCCCCCTTCACAACATTAAATATTGACCTAAATATTGGGAGTCTTGAAAGTGGCACATTTGTTCTATATTTGTCTAAAGGATGTGGATTTGATTTTAATTGTGAAGATAAAGCATTTTTGCTTAACTTTTGTCTTTGTTGAACAGCAAAATATATAAAAAATGCCTCAAATGATATTTTTTGAATAGGTAAAATATCCTCATTTTTTAATTGAAAATCTCTTAAATATTCCCTACATATAGTTAAACCTGAAATATCCGCTAAATCTTCGCCAATACTCGGCCAGGCATCAAATTTTAGCCCATCATTGGAAGCAAATTTCTCATATTGGTTGACTACATCCTTTTGAATTGCTTCAAACTTAGTTTTATCTTTTTTTGACCACCAGTTATTTAAAACACCCAATTCATCATATTTACTACCGCGGTCATCTAAAGCATGAGACATCTCGTGAGCTATTGTAAAACCGATTCTTGCTAAATTATATTCTACCCCTCTTTCATCTAAATCTATAAAGGGTTTTTGAATATATCCTAATGGTATATATATACCATTTTTAGATGGCATATAATACGCATTTACAACATATGCCTGTGTTCCTATAAATTTTGGAGGAAGTGTGGACCAATCTATAACAGGTATATCTATTACTGGTTTTCCATTTAATTTAATAGCTTCTTTATTCCTCCATTCAGCTGATTTAACTAAATTACCCCACGGGTCGTCTGGACTATAATTTAGCAATGGGTCTGCTCTTAATATTTTTGGAGAACCTACTTCTAAATTTAAATTATATAATTTTGATAATGCTTTTTCTTTTGTTTTTGGTTCTAACCATTTGTTACGTTTTATTATTCTTGTAAAGACAGTTTTTAAATCTTCTGCCATTGTTTTTACATAATTTATGGTTTCATCGTTTTTATATTTTGATATATATTCATTTGTTAAAAATGTATTAAATAAAAACCCCATTGAAAATATTTCATATACACTTATATCTATTGGTTGTGCTTGGCCTCTAACAAATTTTCCTTGAAAATCATAAAATATTAGTTTGCCTTTTTTACTCCATCTTTGTTGTTGTCTTATATAAATATAAACCCAATAGGTTCTCCACTGTGGCGAGTCCCATTCATCTAGCAATAATTTTGTTCCACATAAAAGATAATTTACATTTGAAGTTACAAAATCTTTTGGAACATCATCAAATCCCAACTCTTTTGAAAATTCTTCCCAATTAAAACCAAAATCTGTTAAAGCTTCATCTTTTGTTATTAAATTATATAAATCCTCATCTGTTTGTTTTATTAAGTCACAACCAATGTTATTTATTATCTTTACTTCACAATCAAAAACGTCTTTAATGTTAAAATTATGGTTTGGTCCAAAGGCATTCTCGAATAGTTTTTTTAAATATTTAAAATATTCATTTCTGTAATTTTTTTTATATTCTATTTCTGTTCCATCATCAAAATACAAATCCAGGTCAATTAATGTAACTTGAGGAGCATCTAAATAACATTTATAAACCTTTGGGTTTTTTTCATCGGGATTTAATGTCCATACAAATGGACAACCCCATGAAATAATTTCATTTTTGTTAATTAAAGCGAGCATTTTCCATAAGTTGTTCTTATTTTTTCTAATTTCATCAAATAATTCAACTATGCTTTTAGCATCATGTTGTTGTTGATATTGTGTATTATATTTTCTACATGCTGTAAAAGCATTTTTTATACAATTGTATTTTTTTGTATTTTTATTTTTGGCATCATCTAGATAATTTTGTATAATTTCATGCAACTCTCTATAAACCTTATCCTGGACAATTCTAAAATCATCTACTTGAACAATGTATTCTTGTCCTGTTGCTAGTTCATAATCTTTTAGCCATCTATCATTAATATAAGAATAAAAATCATTTTGCGGATTTATATTAGAAGGACTAACTGCTTTTTTTAAGTTATTCAATATTTCTTTTTCTAAATTATAGTTTGCTGATAAAAAATCAATGCTGTTTTTTTTAAATAGTTCTTCAACCTTATCCTCAAATGTATTATATCTTTTTGTTATTGTTTTACATATTGAGTTGCGTTGATTCAAAGGTAATCTTTCAACTTGTGATTTTATTCTGGAATTTTTTTTTTTTATTGTTTTATTTTTAATGTTGGTTAATTTTCTTATTGTGTAATTCTTCATATATAATATTAATATTATAATTTATTGCAAAGCGCATTTTAAATCTATATTGGTTTACAAAAACCCGAATAATAATTCTTTCGGTTTTATATTTTTTATATTTTTTATATTGATTATATAACATTATTATGGCAGACAGTATAACCAAGATAAAATCCAATAACAGGAAAAAGCGATATACATTCCCAAATGAACTTGACAAACGCATTGGTAATAATGTAAAACATAAACGTCGGAATTCCATCTCAAATTGGATGGAAGACGAAATCGATATTTATAATGAAAAACACGTTATTATAAAAAAAACTACCGATGGAGTGAAAAAAGAAATAATTATTAAAAAATACACAAAGGTTCATCCCGTCATAGAGGATAAAATTACGGAAAATGATTCTGATAAAACTGAAGAAGACGAGACAAATGACAATAAATTATTGGACATTTTATCTAAAATAATAGTTAAAATATTGTGCTATATTGGAATAGTTTTTTGTATCGCTTTATAATTACAATACCAATTGCCAAAATTTGTATAATGTTAAAAGTAAGTTAAAGAGTATCAATATATTGTTCTTTTTCTACAAGTACCTGTTTGGTGATATTTTTAATTATTTTACTTGCTTTTTCATCATCATTATCACCAGAGCCACCCATGGATTCTACAACGATTTTGTTATATTGGTCAGAATGTCTTGAAATGCTTTTATTACAATCGGGATATTTCTCTCTATACTTTGGTATTAATCTCATATTTTTATCTGTAACTTTCTTGATAACCTTTTTTAATTTCATATTCTCATCATCTTGTTTTTCCCATTTATCTTCATCTTTTACATACAGAACCTCTCTTTTCTTATCTGCACAATGTAGAGGTCTTTGAGTTATGTCTAATGCTTTTAAGTTTTTAACAATAATATTAGAAATGCCATCTACGTAACCAATTTCACCAACCTTTTCTAAATCAGACAGTTGTAACTGAATGGATTCAACAAAATCCATAATATTCATAGCATCTTTACAGGTTTCATTTAAAAAGAATTGAAGATTAAATGTTTTATTATGTGAGTTAGTAGTAGTATTATTATGAGTTCCATTAATAGCTATTTGTTGCATTGCTTTACTTTGTTCAATAACTAATTGTTTTAATTCTTTGTTATCCTTTATAAGTTCCAAAATAACTTCCAGAGATATATTATTTTCCAATATTTTTTCAGTTGTATTACATTTTTTGTTATGTCTCCATAATCCTGCTCTATCGTTAAATTTTTTTTCACAAAATTCACACGCATATATTTTCTGGCTAGTTTTTGGCTTGATTTCGTTGTTATTTGTTGTTTTTAGGTGCTTCAGTGTCAAACAATGAGTGTCATAATTACTTTTTTTAGATGTTCCATAGTCACAATTTTTACAATAAAATGCGTGGCTAGTTTCTGGCTTGTTTTCGTTGTTATTTGTTGTCATATAGTAACAACACAAATTAACCCTAAATACTTTTCCGAAAAAAATAATAAAAAATTATGGTAACAAACTATAAAATATTTTTAAAGTTACAAGACGCTAATTTTCAATTATGCAGTGGCGGCTTCCTTTTTTCCCCCAAAATGTAAGGACTTTTGAAAAATGGACATTTATAAATGTCCAAAATTCAAAACCTGAAATACTTTTGGGAAAAAAATATTCCTTCCCGACCCTTCGTTCTTTAAGTTACTTTGGGAATATATATTTAAAGTAACTTAAATAGAATCAGATTCTTGTTCCTTTTCTACAAGGACCTGTTTGGTAATATTTTTAATAATTTTACTTGCTTTTTCATGGTCATTGTCGCCAGAACCGCCCATGGATTCTACAATAATTTTATTATATTGGTCGGAATGTCTTGAAATACTTTTGTTACAATCTGGGTATTTCTCTCTATACTTTGGTATTAATCTCATATTTTTATCGGTAACTTTTTTAATTGCCTTTCTTAGTTTCATATTTTCATCATCTTGCTTCTCCCATTTATTTTCATCCTTTACATATAAAACTTCCCTCTTTTTATCAGTACAATGAACAGGCCTTTGTGTTACATCCAATGCTTTTAAGTTTTTCACAATAATATTAGAAATACCTTCCACATAACCAACTTTACCAACATTTTCCAAATCTGATAATTGTAACTGAATGGATTCCACAAAATCCATAATATTCATCGCATCTTTACATGTTTCATTTAAAAAGAATTGTAAATTAAATGATTTGTTATGTGAATTTGTATGTGTAGTATTATTAGTACCATTTTCTAAAACCTTCATCATCATATTTTTAAATTCATTATTATCTTTAATAAGCATCATAATGATTTCTTTATCAGAATGTTCATCGGATTTTTTAATTTTATCATCGTTGTTTTCATTTGATTTACATTTTTTTTTGTGTTTCCATAACCCAGACCTATCGTTGTATTCTTTATTACAATTTTCACAGCAATAAATTGTGTCTTTTTGCCACTTTTTGCCATTTTCTGTTGCCAATTCGTTGCCATTTGTTGAATTTATATGTTTTGATGTTAAAATATGTTTATCCCAGTTGTATTTTTTAAAGCATTTATAATCACATGATTCACAATAATATTTTGTTGCCATTTCTATGCCACTTTTTGCCACTAAATTGTTGCCAATTGTTGCCATACAATATAAACAGAATTTATTTTTAAGTATAAATTAAAAAAATTACAATCACAAATTAAAAAATATTTTTTAAGTAACCAGACGGTAATTTTCAATTAGCATCTGGAGGCTTCCTTTTTTCCCCCAAAATGTAAGGACTTTTGAATTTTGGACATTTATAAATGTCCAAAATTCAAAACCTGAAATACTTTTGGGAAAAAATAATTCCTTCCCTGCCAACTTTCTTTAAGTAACTTTGAGAATATATATTTAAAGTAACTTAAATAGAATCAGATTCTTGTTCCTTTTCTACAAGCACCTGTTTGGTAATATTTTTAATAATTTTACTTGCTTTTTCATGGTCATTATCACCAGACCCGCCCATGGATTCTACAATAATTTTATTATATTGGTCGGAATGTCTTGAAATACTTTTGTTACAATCTGGATATTTCTCTCTATACTTTGGTATTAATCTCATATTTTTATCTGTAACTTTCTTAATTACCTTTCTTAGTTTCACATTCTCTTCATCCTGTTTCTCCCATTTATCTTCATCCTTTACATATAGAACTTCCCTTTTCTTATCAGTGCAATGAACAGGTCTTTGAGTAACATCCAATGCTTTTAAGTTTTTCACAATAATATTAGAAATACCTTCTACAAAACCAACTTCGCCAACCTTTTCTAAATCAGAAAGCTGTAACTGAATGGATTCAACAAAATCCATAATATTCATAGCATCTTTACAGGTTTCATTTAAAAAGAATTGTAAATTAAATGATTTATTGTGTGAATTTGTATGTGTAGTATTATGGGTTCCATTTTTAATAACTTCCATCATCATATTTTGTTGCTCAATAACCATATTTTTAAATTCACTATTTTCTTTAATAAGAAGCATGATAAGGTCTTTATCCGTAGGTTGTGTTTTTATAGAATGAGAATCCATTTCGTTGTTAGAATGAGAATCCATTTCGTTGTTAGATTCTGTAATTTTACAAGTTTTTTTATGCTTCCATAAACCAGACCTATTGCTATAAATTTTGTTACATTTTTCACAATTGTAGTCTGGGCATATTTTTGGCATAATAGGGTATCCATCCGTTTCCTTAATATGTTTAGCACTTAACAAATGATTTTTATAACTACTTTTCTTATCTGTTTTGTATTCACATTTTTCACAATAATATTTGGAGCATAATTTCAGCATATTTTGGTTTCCAAATGTTTCCATAAATATGTAAAATAAAATGTTCCTAAATACTTTTTCGCAAAACTAAAAAAAAATATGGTAACAAAATAAAAAATATTTTTACAGCAACCAGACGGTAATTTTCAATTATGCAGTGGCGGCTTCCTTTTTTCCCCAAAATATAAGGACTTTTGGAAAATGGACATTTATAAATGTCCAAAATTCAAAACCTGAAATACTTTTGGGAAAAAATAATTCCTTCCCGACCCTTCGTTCTTTAAGTTACTTTGAGAATATATATTTAATTTTACAATCAAATATATATTAGAGAAACGTAATGGTATATTATGGGTGATGATATAGGTTAAAAATATGCTTCTGTTAATAGACCATTTGAGTATATACCAAATTTATGTTTTCTTGATTTACTAACAGCCACATGATAAACTGTGTAGATACCATATTCGTCGTGTGGTGTTGCTCTATTATCTAAACTAGCTAACAATGCCCATTTATCTTCTACTTTATAAACATTATTCCCACTGAGAATAGTTTTTTCTTTATTTTCTTCTGATAATTCATCTACTAATATACCATGATAACCAGTTATTAACAAATCTTCAAATAATTCAGGATAGTTTTCTTTGCTACATTTATATATTTTTGACATATCAGAATTGATTGATTTATAATCAACTGTTGACTTGTATATATAAGTTATATGTCGAAAACCATTTTTATGAGTTTTTACTAAATCACCTTTCTTTAAAGTTTCAATATTTTTATATCCAGTATCTGTTAATATCTTCGTTCCTTTATTAAAACAATGTATAATATATGGAACTAGATTATTTGATTCTACTTGTAATGAATTTACCGTTTCATAAACACATGTTACTTTAAATTTATAATATCCTGCTCTATCTATATTTGATATTGTAGTTGATGTTGATAATAAATTATTTACAACAGTTATCACTATATCTGATAATCGAGAATCATTTAAATAAGGTGTTACAATGTATTTTGTTAAGTTATAATAAGTCAATATTCCAGTAGTAACTACAGGAGCTGTCCAAGATACTAATATACTAGTTCCAGAATAAGTTGCTAGAACATTTGATGCTGGATTTCTCTTAGCAACCACTTGTGTATTAAATAATCCAGATAACTCTGGTGAATTATTTGCGCCATCTTTATAATAAACTGTATCACTTAAATTAGGAAAATTACCTTGACTTATTGTTGGTATAGTATCACCTAAAAAATACACATTTATCAAATTTGCACATTTAAACGCATTTTGGTTTATAGATGTTATTGAAGATGGGATTATAACAGTTGTCAATTGAGTAGAATCTGAAAAAGTATCATCGTATATGGTTGTTACTATATATGAATTATTATTAACGCTATCAATTATTGAATCTGGTATAGTTACACTACTTTCAATACCTATGTATTGTATAAGTTCTGCTGTTCCATTTGAATTAGTAGAATACACTAACTCTGGTGAACCGCTATAATTTATATCATTAAAACATTGAAATATATTTCCTTGATAAGCTGCTAACGTAATGTATTTACCATCTTTTGATATAGCAATAGACCCGAATCTTTGAATGAAAGCACCAGTTCCTGGTGCATTAATAGCCCATGTATTTCCGTAATCGATTGATACATAAATTGCACCTGTGATTTGGTTTGCTATTAATTGATACTTTCCTGTTCCTGATATTGCTACACACAAAACCACTCCTACCAAACTCATCTTATTTACCCATGTCTTTCCATAATCATTTGATACATAAAGCACATCAGTATTTGAAGCGGATGTAATTTTAGTTGCGGTTTGATGTTGTCCTGATGAAGACATTGCTATCGCAAACCATGTATTATTTGATGTTATATTAGTTTTTAGGTTCCATGTTGCGCCATAATCAGAAGATGTTAATATTCCAACATTATTAACCGCAGCACTTTGATATTTACCTGTTAAAGATATAGAAACAGTTGTTGGATTGCTATAATTAGTCGCTGTTATTATATTCCAATTTATCCCATAGTCACTAGATATATACACTGCTGTGTCACTTGCTATTTGATATCTACCAGTGGATGACATCGCAACAGACCTCCATGTTTTAACTGGTGAAGAACTTGCGACCCATGTTACACCAAAATTATTAGAAATATATATAGACTTACCCCCTGTAGCAATTGTTTGGTACTGACCACTCCTTGATATAGCAACAAAAGATTGACCTTTTATAGGATCGCCTGATGTATCTGAAACTAAGCTCCAATTTAGACCATAATTTGTTGATAAAAAAACGCCGCGGCTTTCATCGCCTACTAACTGGTATTGACCATTATAAGACATTGCTGTTCCAAAAAAGGCACCACGCGCGATATTATTATTTATTGTAAACGTTTTAGTAGATAAGTTATCATTCATAGTATAATATAATCTAATATAATATAATATACAAATAATTTAATCCAAATATAAAATATTTGGTATGATTAATCAAGCTATTTTTTTATAAAATATAACATTTTTAAATATATCTACAGAAATTTATTTTCTATTTTATTCAACATTTCATCATCATATACCAAATTGCCTGATGGTTTATATGACTTAATCGGTGTGTATTCTTTCTTTGGAGGTTTCCCTTTTTGTGAAGGGTCTTGTTGTGTTCTATTTAACATAAAATCATTTGGGTCTTTTGGTTCAAAAATCAACTTATTATTTCCATTTCCATCCTCTGCGGTTTCGTCAATCTTTTGTCCATATTCGTTTACGGCTATTCCAGTCTTCTTTTTAAGTTCTGTTCTAACATATGATGGCACCCAATGTATCCATGATATAAATAATGTGTTTGGATGTATGTAACGCACATTAAACCCATTTTCTTTTAATTTATCCATCAAATAAGCTATACACGCACCTTGGTCATATTTAGGAACCCCTATTATTAACTCAGGGACTACAAACCAACAAAATTGTTCATCCATTCTTTGTCGTGATACCGTTTTTATTCTCACGTGGATACGATTTAATATTTTATTAAATAAAACCAATTTATTTAAATCATATTGGTGTTTTTTTTCATATAACTCATCTATATTTAGTTTTTCAGAGAAATCTTCAATGTTTTCAAGAGTAAAAATATTAGCCATTTGTATTTTGTGTGAAAAAAAAATACAAATTTAATCTTAACAAAATTGTAATACATAAAATACATAATTACTTAAATACAGTTAGGCAATTATTTATTATTAATGACAATAAAACATTTGGTTATTTCTGGAGGAGGACCCATTATGGTTCAAGTTTTAGGAGCCATACAACATCTTGAAAACAATGGCTTTTTAGATATGACAAATATTGAAACAATATACGGAACCTCAGCAGGAGCTATTATTGGAACATTAATCTGTTTAAAATTTGACTGGGAAACTATTAATGATTATATTATAAAACGCCCATGGCAGGATGTTTTCAACATTAATGTCCAAAATATTTTTGATGCTTATACAAAGAAAGGATTATTTGACCATAAAACGATTGAAAAATGCTTTAAACCACTTCTTGATGCTAAAGATATTCCTATGGAAATTACATTAGAAGAATTCTATAATTTATCTAAAATTGAGTTACATCTTTTTTCATTTGAAATCAATGAATATAAACCAGAAGATATATCTTATTTGACACATCCAAAATTATCCCTTATTACCGCAGTTCAAATGAGCTGCTGTTTGCCAATATTAATTACGCCCGTTTGTATCGACAATAAATGTTATACAGATGGAGGTATAGTTTCTAATTATCCGTTAAATTATTGTATTAACTCTGGTAAAAATATCGATGAAATAATAGGATTTAAAAATAGATATAGCGATGATAAAAATTACATTGATTCTGAATCGTCGTTGATTGATTTTTTATTAAGTTTTTTATTTAAAGCCATTTTCAGTCTAAATACTGAACATATTCAACATAATGTTAAATATGAAGTTGTATGTAATGCGAGTTATTTAAGTATAAATGTTCTAAAAGATGCTTTAAGTAACATAGAAGTTCGCAAAGATTTATTTAATAATGGTGTGGAAAGCGCAAAAACATTTCTCTCTAGCTTAGAGAACAGTGTTCAAGAATTGTGTGAGAGTAGCCTTTGAAGGTTTTGCGTCATATTCTATAACTTGACCATCCTTTAATAATTTGATGGTTGGATATCCTTCTATATTATATTGATTAACCATTTTTTCTACTTCAGCTGTTTCTGTAGAACAATCTATTTCCGTAAATATTACTTTATATCCATTAATTGTTTTATTTTCATATTCAGATTTTAATTCATTCCAAATTGGTTTAGCTGCTTTACAATGGGGACACCAGTCAGCAAAAAAGAATAATAACTCAGCTGTGCTGCTTTGCGAAGTCCCTAGAGGCACCTGTTCGCTATTCGGTTTATAAGCGGTATTATTTTTTGCTGAAACATAATAAAAATAATAAAATAGTGCTAGAGCTCCAAATAAAATAACTACAAATGTCGTAACTAGTGTAGTAGTGCTAATGTTTCCTCCCGCACTTTTAATTCTAGAAAACACACCAGCATTCTCATTACCGAGTGGCAATCTAATACCAGGAGCTTCATTAAAATTTACGTATTTAGCCATTTATATATATTCTAGAAGAAATTATGAAACTGTTTTAACGAATATAATATAAAGCTAATTAATTATAGTTAATTATATAAAATGTTGTTTAGAACTATTAATGGAGAACTTATTGAAATTAATAAACACTCCTTTAAAAATGATAAGTTATATTACACCAAAATAATGGAAATAAAAACACCCTTTATTAAAGAAGATTGTTTGTCTAAATTAAAAAAAACTCTTAATGATAAAAATTATTAATAACCCTATAAAAATAGTAAATACATAACTACAAATAATATTAATATTTAATTGTGATTTAATTTGGGAAGCCGTAGACATTGATGAGGCGTCTCTTAGTGAATTTGTTTGTTTATTATTTAAGTAAATGGTATAAACTAATATTATTAAAGCTATTAACTTCATAAACAATGATGTTTTAAAAAAATTACTTAATGGGCTAATTATAAAAAGAATAATCAAAAAAATGGAAGTAGCTGAGCACATACAGATTTGTTTAGTTGCGCTAGTAAAAACAGTTAAGTTAAATGCTTTATTCGTATCCATATAAATTTGACATATATTTTATTATTTGTATTTTAATTTTTTCTAATTAAATTATAGAATGAAACATACTCGTAAAAATATTACTACAAATAATAAAACAAAAAAGAAAAGAGTATTCACGAAAAAAGATTTTTTATCTGGCGATGGAATGATGGTAAAAATTTGGGGTCCGTTACAATGGACATATCTACATATAATGAGTTTTAATTATCCTGTTAATCCCACAGATGAGGATAAAAAACATTATAGGGATTATGTGCTAAATCTCCAATATGTATTACCTTGTAAGTATTGTAGGATGAATTTGTCAAATAATTTTAAGAAGAAACCATTGAATATGTGTCATATGGCTAGCAGAGAAACATTTTCTCGTTATATATATGAACTACATGAGACAGTTAATAAAATGTTACATAAGAAATCAAATTTGACATATTGTGATGTGAGAGAAAGATATGAACACTTTAGGTCTCGTTGTACAGATGAGAAACCCAAGGTATTTACGTTTAAGAAAAGCAATACAATGAAGAAAAAAGAAAAAGGATGCACTGAACCACTTTATGGCAAAAAATCAAAATGTGTTATTAATATTGTTCCTCTAGAAGATAAAACTGCTACATTTAAGATGGACAAAAAATGTATAAAATCTCGTGAATAAAATTATTTATTATATTTCTAATAAATAATTTATGTTAGATATTTTGGTTTACACCCTTGAACATTTTAAATGGAACTTTTTATATTGTTTCAAAAAAATAAAAGAGGTTCAAGGTTTGGTCTTTTCATACCTGTAGTAAAGTTTGATTATAGCAACTCGGTTTAAGTGCTTGATTACTTGTTTCTCTACATAAATAACTTGGTCTTTCTAATTTATTTATTGCGTTATTTGCTATTCTGTAGATATTAGATGAACCGTTACGGTCTCTATTCCACAACCCACAACCGCTCTTACAGCGTAGTAGTCCGTGAATTAACCGCATCTCATCTTTCTTTTTGTTTGGATGTTGTCTTATTCTAAACTTTTCACATATTCCTCCTTCACAATTAGAACATTTACAACTTGTTCTAAACTCATCAACTAAAAAAACGGCGTAATTGTTTTTTCTAAATAAGGTTCTCATCCCTTTCCCTAATGTTGGTTCTTTATATTTCATTTGTTTTCTCTGTTCCCAATCACCAATACATATAACTGTATCTTCGTGAGACCCAAATGTTTTCTTGAATTCATTTATCATTTTTTGTTCGTTTCTTTTTGTATTTATGTATCTTCCAAATTTTAATTTACGGAATAATTCTTTCTTGTAAAATCCAAATAAAATATGGTTAATAAGGTTTTTTTCTTGTATATATTCCTTAAACTTGGCAATATTAAGTGTTTTTTTATTGTAATGCGATAATTCTGTTTCATAATCTATAATTGATTTACCATTTATTTTATTGGTTTTCATAGCGAGAATAATATTGTTATATTTTTTCATTTTTGTTTCTTTTCTTCTTTGGTCTTGTGAATGACGAAATACAGTTGCGTCTTTTGTTGAACCATCTACACAATAAATCAAATCACATTTACCCGCATCTATACCTATTATTTTCTTATTTTGTAAAGCAGAATAATCGGGTAGTTCATCAATATATAATTCCTTTGCTACTTTCTTTTTCATCATAGGGAGTTTCTTACCAACTAGTTCTTTTTGTAAAAATAAAATAGAAATGCCAACACCATCTGTGGAAATCATATGATGGAACGAATAACCTGTTTTGGTAAAACATTTTCTTTCTGTTCTAAAAAAGAAATTCCATATTTTATCTTCATTTTTTTTCAAGTTCCCTTCTGTTTTGTAAAACCCCTTATTTCCTTGTTCTTTTCTCAATAACAAATTCACTAATGTAGTTGTGTCTATTCTTATATATTTAGGTGTAATTTCACTTCTCAATGGAAACACATTATTAATACTTTCCATTTCAGTTTCAACTTGTTTCATCATATAAACCATACAAGGTAAGTAATCTATAGGAGAACATTTCAAATCATAGTAAATACTATTTTTTTCAAACTGCTTTTTGCAAGGTAACACGTGTTGTTTTTGTTCTTTAATCCATTTGTGGTAATAACTTTTGGAAGTAAAAATAACAGTATCTACATTTAACAAATCATTTTTTATTTTTCTTAATTCATTACAAAGATTTCGTATTCTATTTTCTCTTTCTGCTTTTGTTTTTCCTAACTTTCTTATTTTTTCTGTAAGAAACTTATTTTTCCAAACTACATTTACATATCGTTCCACATATTCCACATAATGTAACTGAATGTTATTTTCATACATCGTAATAACATCTTCTTTCAAATAATCCAACACAGTATTTAACCCAGCGTAATCAATTGGGTCATTTTGCATAAGTGGTAAATAATGTTCCTTGTAAAAAGTTGTAAGTTGTTCTTTCATTTCAACCGTTTCTTTCTTTGGAGGTTTTCCTCGTTTTTCTTCTTTTTCTCCACAAATTACTTTCATAGAATTATTAATAAGTTCTTTGCTAATAACTGGTAATGAATGGTTATTGTTTTCGTAATAATCAAGTAAGTATAATTTTAAATACTGTAAAGTATGAATGACTATTTTATTTGCCTTAATAACAGCATCGTTAATTTTGGTAGTGTTTATTTCAGGATGTTTCAATACACTTTTCAAGGAGGTTTTGATGGATTTGAAAAACTCTGGAGGTTTTCCTTTTAGATTTTCCATTCTATACTATTCCTAAAGATTATTATTTTAAATAATTTAACGAATATATTATAAAATTGAATTATATTAAACACAAAATGTGTATATTATTAAAACCAAATGCCACGAAAATCAATAATCTTTTTAGATAAAACATATAAAACTCAAGGTGAATTTGAAGCATTTGTAAAAAATCTTATATATAATGATATTGGTATATGTGATGACATAAAACATATTTATCCATCCCATTACATTACTTTAATTGAAGTATTAAAACGACATCCAGATTATATTTCAAAAACTCAAAATATGTGTAATATAAAAATAACCAGAGATATATTAAATATAAATGCTCTTAAAATTATTATTATTAATACAGATGAAAGTGAAATTGATATTTCGTGGAAATGTTCTATAACAGGAAAACCAAAAGGAAATAAACATGAGTTAATGTCTGCTATGAGAAGTAGTGTTGATGAACAAACATTTCAATTTAGAAAAAACAATCCAGAAAAATGTGTGTTGTGTACCAATACAGATAAATTACATGTAGACCATATTATACATTTTGACGAAATAGCACTTAATTTTATAAATATTATGGAAAATAAAAATATAAATATACCTAATACTTTTGGTGATACAAACGATGAAACGCATAGAAGATGTTTTTTAGAAATAGATAATAATTTCAAGAATAAATGGATTGATTACCATTATACAAACGCAACATTAAGAATGTTGTGCCAAACATGTAATCTTACAAGAACCAAAACCAAACATAAATTTTAAAGATTATTAAAACTATAAATATGTGTTCTAATATATTTTCCGTTTTCTGTAAATTGAAAATCTTTACTTTCAATAGTATATTTTGTCTTGGTTAATTGTTTTATAATACTTAACCAAGGTCTTTTTATTTTACTTGGTTCTCCAACTGCTTTTAATCCATTAAACGAAAACCATTTTCTTATTTCTGGTATTAATTCCATTATTTTTTGTTGTATTTCAACATTTTTATCTAATTCATAAAGTGTATAGGTATTCTTATTGGCTAAATCTAATATGGATATAATTTTTTCTATAACATCTTCCTGTTGCTTTTTGTATAATTCACTTTTTAACCTCATAATATACTTATTATATGAAAATTTTAAGTATATTATTCTTTATATTTTTTCGGTTTGCATTTTCTGGTAGATGATTTTTTACTATATTCTAAACTTTCTTTTGTTTTGTAAGCGTAATCAAAATAATTCTTGTAATTTTCTGGTTTTACTTTTTCAATTGCGTTTTCTATATTTTTATCCAAACCTTCAAAAGTGTATATATCTCTATTCTTTTTTATATATGTTTTTATTTGATTAAACCACATTTCAATTGCGTTTGTTTTAGGTGTATAAGGAACCGAGAATAAATATTTATTACCACTTTTCAATATTGCTTCTTTTACCATATCATTATTATGACTTTTAGCATTATCCAATATTATCAAATGGTCTTTGTATTTTGGAAATATTTGAGTTTCTAAAAAATATACCATTCGTTCTTTGGTTGTTCCACCTTTTTCATAAAATATTTTTCCTACACATTTTTTGTTATTTATTGCTACTAATAAAGTAAAACTACGAAATACAAAATTATTATTACTTTTTATTACACAACGCTTACCAATATAACACCTACTGTATGATGGTTTCAAATGAGAACCAATGCTTGTTTCATCCAAACAAATAATTTTATCTAATGGGTATTTATTCACTTCGTAATAGAAATTTTCTAATTCTCTATTTTTATCAGTAGGTTTTTTGTGTCTTTCTTTAGGGAAGTGTTGATGTCTTGTTCTTTTTCTGGTTCGGTTATTTGTTCTAATAATCCTCCCTAAATGTTGCCGTGTAATATTGAAGTCAGGATATTTTTGTTTCATATCAAATAATAATTCATCCATAGTAAGTTGCTCGTTTTTATCAATCATATTTAGTGCTGTTTTTACTTGTTCTTTTTTGACTTTGTAAGATATTGATTTTCTTGGTTTTCTTTGTAAATTCTTTTTAGTTTTGTATATTTGTAACCATCTATGTAATGATGGTTTTTTACAATTAAAAATTTTACAAGTATTATCCATAGTATCATAATTATTCAAATAGTATTTAACTGCAGAAATTTTATAATCATCACCTTTTTGTTTCATATTATAATTATATTATAAAAACAAAAATTTTGTTCCATTTAAAATGTTCAAGGGTGTATATACTTTACATACCAAATTGAGAGAAATCATTCAAAACAGGTGAAGGCAAATAATCATTATTGATAGTGCTGTAGTTAGGAACCTTTTTACATTCAAAGGATGGCTCAGGACAACGTGCGCAAGCAGGGCAAGGAGGACATTTTTCTTGTCTTGGACATGAACCCGCAGCAGGACAAGCAGGACAAACAGGAGGAACAACTTCTGACTTAAGAATATATAAGTCTTCTTCTCCAGGTGGTATTTGGCTAGCAGGAATACCTTGGGGTAATGAACTAGCATAAGGATTTGATGCTACGCCAGCAACAGCATTTCCATAAGGACCTTGAGCATAATATGCTGTGTTTCCATATGGTCCAGTAACAGCTCCTGCGGACCCGCCATAAGGTCCTTGGTATTGGGCGTTAGGGTATCCATAAGGTTGCGTTCCTGCGACAGTATTTCCATAAGGTCCTTGAGCATAATAAGCAGTGTTTCCATATGGACCAATTACAGCTCCAGCGGACCCGCCATAAGGTCCTTGATACGCTAAACTATTAGGAGCTTGTTGAATTGGATAACCAGTGCTTCCATAATATTGTGTAGATGTAGCAGTAGTATTCGTATTAGAGGGAGCACTAGTTTGAGTAAATGTTATTGATTGACCACTTGGAAAATTAAATTGAATAACAGGTTGTCCATTATTACCTGTAACAACTGTAGCGTTTAAATTTCCAAATGGCGCATAAAATGTATTTGGTGATGCGGGAACATTAGATGAAGAAGGAGGTGTAGATGATAATATCATTGGCGTTGATTGTCCTACTTGATTTAATTGTAAGGATTGTGTTCCATCACTATTAGTAATAACCACTATAGTATTACCACTAGTATCTGAAAATGTCGCACCACTTTGAAGTTGTGCAGATGAACCAGTATAATGATTATAATTGTCAAAAGCACTAGATACAGCATTAGTTGTAGCATTATATGTATTATCTACAGCATTTGCGGTGGCATCATATGCGCTATCTACAGCATTAGCAGTTGTATTAACTGCGCTATCTACGTCACTAGCTGCGGTGTTATATAAATTAGATAACGAATCTTCTGCTGATGACATGCTTAAATCAAAACCTTCCTTATAAATGCTTCCTAAAAAAGAAGATAAAACTAAGCCTAATAATAAAATCACGAAAAGAAATAATGCTTCAGTGTTCATTGTATAATTTATATAGTGAAAAAAGTTTATAATATAATTGAATTGATTTTTGTAATAAAATATAAAAATATATAATATAATATGAATAAAACAGACTATGAATGTGCTGAAATTATTGATGATTCAGATGAAGAGGTTATTATTGTTCCGAAAAAAAATAAAAAAATACTCAAATCAAAAACTCCTCAACAAATTTTAAAGAAATATTATAATGAAGATGATAAAATATTTGAAATAGGAGTAGATGAAGCTGGTCGCGGTCCATTATTTGGAAGAGTCTATACAGGAGCGGTTATTTTACCTAAAGACGACACTTTTGACCATTCAAAGATGAAGGATAGCAAAAAGTTTCATTCAAAAAAGAAGATTGAAGAAGTGGCTGAATATATTAAAGCAAATGCGTTGGCATGGTATGTTTGTTATGAGGATGAAACAACGATAGATGAAATAAATATTCTTCAGGCGACACAACAAGCAATGCGAAACTCGATATTGGAAGTAAGAAAACAATTTAATAAAAAACTTTCACTTTCTGGAAGTGAAGAGGTTAGAGATTATAATTACAATTTATTAATAGATGGTAACTATTTTATTCCACTTACAATATTAAATAAAAAAACGAATAAAATAGAAACTATACCATATACAACTATTGAAGGAGGTGACAATAAATATTCTTCAATTGCGGCGGCTTCTATTTTGGCAAAAGTAGAGAGAGACAAATATATTGATGACTTATGTCAGAAAAACCCATATTTATCAGAATATTATGGAATAGATACCAATAAAGGTTATGGCGCTAAAAAACATTTGGATGGAATAAAAGAACATGGCATTACAATATGGCATAGGAGAAGTTTTGGTATTTGTAAAAGTTATTAAATAGTAATAACACACGTAATAGATTGAATAAAATAAAATTGAAATGTATTTTTTATTGTAAATAACTTATAATAAAAAACAACGACTTAAAATTATATTTATAATTGAACCAATATGCGTGTGTTAGTGTTTGATACTGAAACAACAGGCCTGCCTGAGACGAAAATAATAAGCCCAGATACTTTGGATAAATGGCCTCATATAGTCCAGTTTAGTTATATTATATACGACGATGAAGTTAACGATATAGTAGAAACGAAAGACTACATTGTAAGAGTTCCAGAAAATGTTACAATTAGCACGGATTCGATTAAAATTCATGGAATTACGAATAAAATATCAATGACGAAAGGAGACAACCTAGATGAGATTTTTAATGAGTTCTTCTTTCATTTGAGAAGCTGTGATAAAATTGTAGGACATAATATATCTTTTGATATGAATGTAGTAAAGGTTGAATTATTAAGAATGATTAATTTAGTAACCCCCAGTGTTTCTGAGAAAAATTTAAAGGAAATAAAATTAAATCTTCATTATTTACAAAATATTAAAAATATTTATTGCACTTTACAGGAGTCAATTGAGCTTTGTAATATTCAATCTTTAAGTAAATATGGTAAACCGTATTTAAAATATCCAAAATTGAGTGAATTACATGAAAAACTATTTGAAACAACACCAAATAACCTTCATAACTCTTTTAATGATATCCTTGTAACTCTAAGGTGTTTTATTAAAATGACTGTTAATAAAGATTTAAATGATTATTGCGTTAAATTTAAAAATATTGCTAACGCAATTCATATAATCTAAATAATTTATGCTGCTAAAATGATTTGATATAACTAAAGATATTTTTTATTTTTATAATTATAATTGTATTTATTATAATTATATTTGTATTACATTTGTATTATATTTCAAAATTATTGCTTATATTTTTTTTACACTAATAAAGCTTATACCGTAAAATTAGGAATTATCATATTTACTGCGCCAGTGTTAAATGCTGTGCGTGAAGCAGCGATTGTTATAAGTGTAACATTCCATGTGCTTAGATCTAGATAACAAGCAGAACATAATTGGAACATAGATGCCATATTTGTTACAGCACTGGTAGTCCATGTTAAGGTGCCTACTACAGCAGAACCATTTCCATTATTAAATGCTATAGCGTTGTAAAACATGTAACTCATATTTGTTACTTTAGTAACTACCCAAGCACTGATAGTTTTATTAAATATTGTTGCGCCATAAAACATATAACTCATATTTGTTACATTATTAGTGGTAAAACTGCTAATAACCTGATTAAATGATGAAGCACCATAAAACATATAACTCATATCTGTTACACTAGCAGTTGAAAATGTTAAAGCTTGCGCATTATTGTTAAATGATGTAGCATTCATAAACATACTGCTCATATTGGTTACAGAACTTGTATTTAGAGTAGCAATATTTTTATTAAATGATGACGCATTTTTAAACATACCGTTCATATTTGTTACTTTGCTAACATTAAAGCTTGATATTTCTTGGTTAAATGCCGTAGCACCATTAAACATATTGCTCATATCTGTTACATTAACAGTAGAAATCGTTAAAGATTGTGCTTCATTGTTAAATGCTGTAGCCCCAGCAAACATACCAGACATATTTGTTACACCAGTCGTAGTAATAAGATTAACTGATTTATTAAATGATGTTGCGCCATTAAACATATTAGAAGTATCTGTTAGTAGGTTGCTAGTAAAATTAAATACAGATTTATTGTAATTTCTAGCATTCATAAACATACTATTCATAGTCGTTACTTTATATGCGGCCCATGAGGCGAAACCATTTCCGCTAGCACAATTAAATGCTGTAGCACCATAAAACATATAACTCATGTCTGTTAGATTTTGTGATTGCCATCCTGCGATATCTTGATTGAAGTTCGTGGCATTATAAAACATATTGCTCATATTTGTTACATTAGAGGTGTTAAAAGTAGAAAGAGATTGATTGAATACGATAGCACCAGAAAACATACCAGACATATTAGTTACGTAACTAGTAGATAACTGACAAACATTGTTAAAATTGGTCGCATTTTTAAACATATTACTACAATTTGTTAATCTGTCTGTATTCCAATTATAAAGTCCACTGTTATACCTTGTTGCGTTAGCAAACATGTTGCTCATATTTGTAACATTAGTAAAACTCCATTTATCAGTTGGAGTCGCATTACGAAGAATTTGCCAAAATTGTGTTGCACCATTAAACATATTTGACATATCTGTTACAAGATCAGTAACTAACTGAAGGTTTTGATTGAAAGTTGTAGCGCCCATAAACATACCGCTAGTATTTGTAAGTGCACTTGTAGTCCAATTAATAACCTGATTGTAACTTGTAGCACCGTTAAACATATTACTCATATCGGTTACTTTACTTGTATTCCAAATGCTACCACTAGTTGTTAGAGGTTGATTGTAACTTGTAGCACCGTTAAACATATTACTCATATCAGTTACATTAGCAGTGTTCCACGATATAGCTTTATTGAATGTTTGAGCATTCATAAATACACCACTCATATTTGTTACATTAGTAGTAGTGAAATTTGGCATAGTAAGATTGAATACGGTAGCACCATTAAACATATTACTGATACTTGTTACCACAGAATTAGTCCACAATAATGAAGTACCAGATGAACCGTATCCATTATTAAATCTAGCGCATCCATTAAAAACATATTCCATCTTTGGTACTGCTGTAACATTCCATGTATCAACATTTTGATTGAATACTAGAGCGTTATTAAAAACATTAGATATATCTGTTAATAAATTACTAAATGTCCATGATAAAGCACTGCCTCCATTAGTAGTTTTAGAAGCGCCATTATTAAAATTGGCACATCCATTAAACATATTAGAAATTGTTACTACTTTACTAGTATTAAAACTGCTAATAGTCTGATTAAATGATACCGCACCATAAAACATATATGACATATCTGTAACATTTGAAGTTGTATTTCCCCATAGTATTGGGCTATTACCTGCGTTGCCTGATACATCACCATTATTGAATAATGAAGCGCCATAAAACATATAACTCATATTTGTTACTAAAGTTGTATTCCAATTACTAATATTAGAATTGAAGGCACAATTATAAAACATTCTTGACATGTTTATTGCTTTGCTAGTATCCCAAGTTCCAATGCCACCACTTAATGTACACCCTTCGAAACAAGATAATAAAGATGTATTTGATAGAATGGTTGGTGTGGTCATAGGTGATATATACACATTATTGAGTCCATAAAATTGATATCCACCACGTGATAGAGGTAATCCATTAAAGCTATCAATGGATAAGTTTGTAGTGTTATTATTGTAAAAGTTTGTCATTGGGGTTGTCGTTCCATTGGTTACTCCAGAAAATGTTATACCATCACTAGTATTTTTTTCTATATAGGCTAATGATAATGATACACTTATATTTAAGTTATTTGTTCCTGTTCTTGTTATTGAATATGTATAAGCAGCAAACGAGCCGTTATCATTTTTTACTGGAAAGTTATTAACAATTGTTTGATCTGTTATTCCATCTTGATTAGCCGTAAATGAGTATGTAAATGAATTATATGTTGCGGCAACGCCCACCGTTCCTGTAGCACCAGTAGCACCTTGAGAACCTGTAGCACCTTGAGCACCAGTGGCACCTTGAGCACCTGTAGTAGCACCAGTAGCACCAGTGACACCTTGAGCACCACTGGCACCTTGAGCACCAGCGGCACCTTGAGCACCAGTGGCACCTTGAGCACCAGTGGCACCAGTGGCACCTTGAGCACCTTGTGCTCCTACACCAGTAGCGCCTCTAGAACCAGTGGCACCTTGAGAACCAGTGGCACCAGTGGCACCTTGAGCACCTTGTGCTCCTACACCAGTAGCGCCTCTAGAACCAGTGGCACCTTGAGAACCAGTGGCACCTTGAGAACCAGTGGCACCTTGAGAACCAGTAGCGCCTTGAGAACCATTTGCGCCAGTAGCGCCTTGAGAACCAGTGGCACCTTGAGCACCAGTTGCGCCAGTAGCACCTTGAGCACCAGTGTCACCTTGAGAACCAATTGAACCAGCGGCACCTTGAGAACCAGTGGCGCCTTGAGAACCAGTGGCGCCTTTAGAACCAGTGGCACCTTGAGAACCAATGGCACCTTGAGAACCAATGGCACCTTGAGAACCAATTGAACCAGTAGCACCTTGAGAACCAATTGAACCAGTAGCACCTTGAGAACCAATTGAACCAGTAGCACCTTGAGAACCAATGGCACCTTGAGAACCAATTGAACCAATGGCACCTTGAGAACCAATTGAACCAGTGGCACCTTGAGAACCAATTGAACCAATGGCACCTTGAGAACCAATTGAACCAGTGGCACCTTGAGAACCAGCAAGACCTTGAGACCCAATTGAACCAGTAGCACCTTGAGAACCAATGGCACCTTGAGAACCAATTGAACCAGTGGCACCTTGAGAACCAGCAAGACCTTGAGACCCAATTGAACCAGTAGCACCTTGAGAACCAATGGCACCTTGAGAACCAATTGAACCAGTGGCACCTTGAGAACCAGCAAGACCTTGAGACCCAATTGAACCAGTAGCACCTTTAGAACCCGTCGTGCCTTGAGAACCAATTGAACCAGTGGCACCTTGAGAGCCAGTAGCGCCTTTAGAACCAGTGTCACCTTGAGAGCCAATTGAACCAGTAAGACCTTGAGAGCCAATTGAACCAGTAAGACCTTGAGAGCCAATAGAACCAGTAGCACCTTGAGAACCAGTAGCACCTTGAGAACCAGTAGCACCTTGAGAACCAGTAGCACCTTGAGAACCAGTAGCACCTTTAGAACCAGTAGAACCTTGAGGACCAGTAGCACCTTGAGGACCAGTAGCACCTTGAACCCCTACACCTGGAGCACCAGTAGGTCCAACAACACCTGGAGCACCAGTGGGACCAACAACACCAACTATGCCAGTAGCACCTTGAGAACCAATAGGACCAGTAGCACCTTGAGGGCCTGCATCACCTTGAGGACCAGTAGCACCTTGAGGACCAGTAGCACCTTGAGGACCAATAGCACCTTGAGAACCTATACCAGTGGCGCCTTGAGGACCAGTGGCGCCTTGAGGACCAGTAAAACCTTGAGAACCAATAGCACCTTGAGCACCAACTCCAGTAGCTCCTTTAAGACCAGTAGCACCTGGCGCACCAGTGGGACCAACAACACCAACTATACCAGTAGCACCTTGAGAACCAATATGACCAGTAGCACCTTGAGGACCAGTATCACCTTTAGGACCAGTATCACCTTGAGGACCAGTTGCGCCTTGAGGACCAATAGCACCTTGAGAACCTATACCAGTGGCGCCTTGAGGACCAGTGGCGCCTTGAGAACCAGTAAAACCTTGAGAACCAACAGCACCTTGAGCGCCAACTCCAGTAGCTCCTTTAAGACCAGTAGCACCTGGCGCACCAGTGGGACCAACAACACCAACTATACCAGTAGCACCTTGAGAACCAATAGTACCAGTAGCACCTTGAGGACCAGTATCACCTTGAGGACCAGTATCACCTTGAGGACCAGTTGCGCCTTGAGGACCAATAGCACCTTGAGCACCTATACCAGTGGCGCCTTGAGGACCAGTAGAACCTTGAATACCAGTAGAACCTTGAGGACCAGTAGCTCCTTGAATACCAGTTGCGCCTTGAGGACCAGTGACGCCTTGAGGACCAGTAGCACCTTGATGACCAGTAGTGCCTTTAGCACCAGTAGCACCTGGAATACCAGTTGCGCCTTGAATACCAGTTGTGCCTTGAGGACCAGTAGCACCTTGAATACCAGTTGCGCCTTGAGTACCAGTAGCTCCTTGAGCACCAGTATCACCATTTTCTCCTGTAGGTCCTATAGGTCCTGTAGGTCCTATAGTTCCTGTAGGTCCTATAGCTCCTGTATATCCTTGTGGACCTCTTGGTCCTGCTGCACCTTGTGGTCCCATTACCCCTATAATTCCTTTTATACCTTTTGTCCCAATTGGACCTCTACTTCCTATTACTTGGACGCCTTGTTGTCCTATGTCTCCCATGTCTCCTGTATCTCCCATGGGTCCTGGATATCCAGGAATATATTCTACAGATAAGTTATCAAATAGTCTGTTTGTAGCTGATGGAGTAACAGATAACGAACTATTAGGAGTTCGCACTGTATTATTTACAGCTTGTGAAGAACTAGTTGCGCCAACCAGTGTATTCGCAACATTGGGCGTTCGTGTTGCGAAAGTAGTTTGGTTTAAATTAACTACAACCATATATATATATATTCTAATTTTAATTATTTCATATTTTTTTATTTCCTAAATATGAAATGAGAGTAATTTAAGCAGAACAACTTTCACAAATATCATCATTGACTAACCTAGAATTGATTGTTTCTGGCTGAATAGTAAATTGTTGTGGTTGATGTTTGGCTTTTCTTCTCAAATAATAAATACCAGTTTTCAGACCTTTTTTCCAAGAGTAAAAATGCATAGAAGTCAAAGTGTTGTACGTTGGGTCCTCAACCCATAAATTAAGACTTTGACTTTGACAAATAAAAGCCCCACGGTCTGCTGACATATCAATTAAATGTTTCATAGGAATTTCCCAAACAATCTTGTATTTATCTCTAATATTCTGTGGTAAAAAATCTAATTGTTGAATAGAACCTTTATTAACAATAATATTATTTTTAATAGTTTCATTCCAATAACCAAGTTTAATAAGTTCATTCATTAAATATTTATTTACAACAACAAATTCACCTGCTAAAGTCCGACGAGTGTATAAATTACTAGTAAATGGTTCAAAACATTCATTGTATCCAAGAATTTGAGAGGTAGAAGCTGTTGGCATAGGCGCAACTAGCAACGAATTTTGCAATCCATGATCAACGATAGATTTCTTTAACGATGTCCAATCATATCTATCACTAGGAGTGACACCCCACATATCAAATTGGAGAATTCCTTTGGATGCTGGAGAACCCTCAAATGACTGATATGCTCCACAATGATGAGATTTTAGCCCATATTTTAATGACTCATATCCACTATAAATCATTGAATTGTCTAAATTATTATAAACACCAAATTCATTTTTTATTTGAATAGCCAGTTCGTTGCTTTTTTCTAAACTAGCATGATAAATTGTCTCAAATATTAATTTATTTACTTCTTTTGCTTCTTCCGAATGGAACGGAATATTCATCATAATAAAAGCATCTGCTAATCCCTGAACACCAATTCCAATAGGCCTGTGTAATAAATTACTTCTCTTTGTTTTTTCAGTTGGATAAAAATTAATATCAATTACTCTATTCAAGTTATTAGTTACAACTTTTGTTACTTTATGAAGTTTATCGTAATCAAATAATTTAGTTTCTTCATTAACGAAAGCAGGAAGCGCAATAGAAGCCAAATTACAAACAGCTGTTTCTTTTGAGTCTGAATATTCTATAATTTCAGTGCATAAATTTGAACTTTTAATTGTTCCTAAATTTTTTTGGTTAGATTTTTTATTTGCGGCATCTTTATACAAAATATAAGGTGTCCCCGTTTCCATTTGTGAATCTAAAATTTTAAACCATAAATCGCGAGCATTTATTATTTTGCGTGATTTGCCCTCACTATTATATTTTTCATATAGCTCTTTAAATTTATCACCATATACATCAGAAAGACCAGGGCACTCCTGAGGACAAAAAAGAGACCATTTTCCGTTTTCTTTAACACATTCCATAAAAAGGTCACATACCCAAAGAGCATAAAATAGGTCACGACCTTTTAACTCTTCATCGCCGTGATTTTTTTTCATTTCTAAGAAATCTTCAATATCAGCATGCCAAGGTTCCAAATAAATGGCGAAAGAACCATTTCGTTTATTTCCTCCTTGGTCAACATATCGCGCAGTATTATTAAATACGCGAAGCATGGGAACCAATCCATTTGACGTTCCGTTTGTTCCTTGAATATGAGTTCCTTTTCCCCTAATATTGTGAATGTGTAGTCCGATGCCTCCTGCCCATTTAGATATATGAGCACAATCCTTTAATGTATTAAAGATTCCATCAATACTATCATCTTCCATAGCAATTAAATAACAACTAGATAGCTGTGGTCTAGGTGTTCCAGCATTAAAAAGTGTCGGTGTTGCGTGCGTAAAATATTTTAATGACATAAGGTCATATGTTTCCTTAACTAATTGAAGGCTATTTTTATTATTCAGATTTCCATGAATTCCAAGAGCAACACGCATCCACATATGCTGTGGTCTTTCTACAACAAGTGACCCAATTTTAAATAGATAAGCGCGCTCTAATGTTTTAAACCCAAAATAATCAATTAAATAATCTCTATTATGGTCAATCATTGTGTTTAACTCGGTTGAATAAGCTATGACAAAATCATATAGTCCTTGAGATATAAGTGGTTTATTAATCCCGTGAGTATTTGTAAATTCATATAAAGACATCATTACATTTGAAAAAATAGGCTCTGTATTTTTTTGATGATTTGATATGACAATACGTGACGCAAGTTTAGAGTAGTCTGGATGATTCGTAGATAAAGACGCACATTGTTCGGCGGCAAGCTCATCAATTTTAGTTGTTGGTATTGTGTCATATAGTTGGTCAATTACTTTCATAGTAAGCGAAGAAAAATTAATGTTTATATTTGCCTCTTGGGCTAAATTTTTAATTCTTGCTAAAATTTTATCAAATGAAATATCTTGCAACATTCCATTACGTTTTGTTACACGCATTTCAGTTAAATTGTCCATTATTTTATATTAGTGAATAGTTTTAAGTTTGTTCAATCTATTAATATTATTTGTTATACACAATAAAAATATTAATTATATATATGAACCAAATAGTATTCTTAGTCCTTATTTTAGTATTGTCTATTGGGTTACCACTTTTTTTCAATATTATAGAAACATTTAAAAAAAGTGAAGGGTTTTCAAATTATGCTTTAGACGGGGCAATGGGCGCATTTCCATCGGCACAAAATGATGTTTTAGTCCAGGATTTTTATCCTAGAACTAGTATCAATGGAATATCTAATAATACATCCAACGATATTTGGTGGCATTATCCCATATTTAAATTAGGGTCTTATGCTCAAATAACAAATAATATTAAGTACCCAAATAATCCAGACGAAGGAACATGTATGCCCGCATCAATGTGTGGAGCATTATATAAAGAGCGTGAACTACATTCAAATTATGTAAAACAATTGCCTCCTGTAAATCCTACCTCAGGAACACGTATTGGATATTTTACAACAGATGAAAATTTATTGCCATTTAGAACATCTGTTCCGAATATTTTGTATTGAACAATTTTGAAATTTACATAGTATTTTTAACCTCAGTATCAACTTTAATAATATTATTAAATTTGAGAAAACAACCTGTTGATATTGAATTTTCGGAATGTTTAGACGGTATATTTGTTTTTGTTCTTCTTATAGGAGCTCTATGTTCATAACCAGTAACCCTTTCTTTTTCAATTGTTTTCCATACTGTTTCAAGCTGTTTAATATTATTTTTAAACCATTCATAATTTCTCAATACAAGAACACAACTAATTTTTTCAAGTTTCCAGTAAATAAATTTAATGTATGTGTAGTTATATGGCTCCGTCTGATATAATGAAATCACATCATCTTCCCATACGGATATATCTTCTTCTTTAATTATATTAAGTGGTTTATAAGAATAAAAAGGTTTGCCTTCTTTTGTATGAAAATAAATAATTACACCTTTCATTTTTCCCTCCGAAACAATATCATCTTTATAACTATCATAATCAGTGTATTCGATAAATTTTGTTTCTAAAAAATCGCACTCATCTAGGTCGCACACCTCCATTTGCAGTTGCATTTGAACCCAATATTCTTTTTTTGGAATTCCGTTAATTTCACGACTTACCACGTTTTTTATTTCTAACATACGACCATAACGGTCTGACTTATTATCAATGTTAATGCCATCTGGAGAGGCACCTATAAACTTATAAGTTGGATGTTGAATACAACCAAAATCCTCTACTTTTGTATTATATAAACTCTCATAAATTAATACAGATAAAGGTTCATATTTTTGTCCCCAATGTAATGATGTATTTACATTTACCATTTTAACTTCTTCAGGGTCTTCAAAATTTGTTTTTAATGGTTGGCATTTTTCGTAAATAAGTTGGTTTATTGTTGATTGTGTTTCAAATGCTTTATATGCGTTGCTTGCGGTTATTAGATTGTGTCGAAATTGATACCATTCAGGTGTTCTTTGAGTTGGTTGTGGAATGTTGCGTAAAACATCGATTTTTTCTTTAATAATATCATGTTCTTCTTCTAAAAGTTCATTTGTATCATTTGTAAAATTATCAATAGACCTTTCATGATGAAATGTGCTAATAAAAATATCAAATGCGTCTTCTAATAAATCATTCATATCGTCTTCAATATATTCGCTTTCAAGAATGTGTTCTTCCAATTGAATATAAAAAAAATCTTTTATTTCTTCAAGAAGAATTTCATGAAAATCTGGTTCTGTTATAGCTGTTGGATTTTCATCCATAAAAATATCCATTAAATGAATTGCTGTTTCAATAAGTTCTAGTGTATATTCTTCTGTAAATATAGATGGTTCATCTTCAAATATCAATTCTTCAAGAATATCTTTTAAGTCTTCTAATTCTGAAATAAACATACCTATATACAATATGTATTTGTTTTTAATACAATTATTGTAAATCTATAAATCACAATCAGCTACAATATTTTCAGGTATCGAAATTTTATTTTTAATAGGTTTTTGAGGAATTATAGGAGCAAGAGACTTCAATGTCGAAACTCTTTTATCAATATTTTTTAATGTAAAATGTTTGTTTGATTTTGTATAAGTTAATGCTGGTATTTCTTTAATAATTCCATTAACTTTATCATATACAACATCTTTTACTCTTTGAAGTTTTTTCCTATCAATGCTATCTTTTAAAAAAATAAATAATAATTTACATTCTTCTTCATCAAGGTTTTTTTCCTTTTTATATATTTCAATATATTCGATTATTTTTTTTGTTTTAACGGTTTTATTTAATTTACACCAAGGTTCATTACTGTTGTTTGTTTTTTCATTCTCTAAAAATAATTCCAGATTTGACAAGTCATTTGCTGATTTTGTTTCTTTTAATGGATTACCATTTAACAACATTGTTTTATACTTAATATTTTTAAGTTCTTGACATTCTTCATTCTTGTTAGATTCTTCATTATTATTAAATTCTTCCATATTTATATAATTATACATAATGATAATTTTAACTTATTTTCGCAAAGTATTTATTTATTGAAAAATATTTATATCAGTTAAATAATAAATATAATTATATTAAATATAATTTTATTAATATAGTTATCTTATGGAAGAATCAAGACAAATAAACATAACAGGCACCAACAATAAATATATGGTAAAAAAATTTATAACAAATAATAAAGAAGTAAAAAACTCTAAAAAACGTATGGTATCAGAGAAATGGGTATTTTCAGAAGAATATTATAATTATACATATCAAATTAAAGCAATAAATGAAATCATTCAAAATAATTATATACATCTAGATGATGTATCAAAAATAATAATACAAGAAATAAATAAAAAAATAGCTAGTTATAAGCAACAAGATATTATTAAAAAAAGATTTGATGCCATTAATTTTTTAACATTTGAGACAGTTATGCAAAAAATGATTGAGTCTGAATTGAAATGTAGATATTGTAATTGTGAAATGTCAGTGTTATATGATTTATCGAGAGAAATGAAACAATGGTCTGTTGATAGAATTAATAATGATAAAGGACATAATAATGAAAATTTCCATTTAGCTTGTTTAGAATGTAATTTAAAAAGAAGAAGAATAACAGACGAAAAATTTTTATTTACTAAACAATTAAATATCGTGAGAGAAGATTATTAAAATATTAAGTTTATTAATAATATTTAAAAAATATATTATTAGTATGGAATGGAAATGGACAAAAGGAGAACCTTATGAAAGGTCTAGAAGAGTAAAAAATATTAATGAAATCGAAAATATTCATTTTAGCAAAGAAGTAGAGAGAACTGCGTATGAATCATCATTAAATCATGATGAAAATACATGGGATATTTTAAATCAAAGTCTCTCTGGAGTAGGATTTAAAGCATCAAATAAAAGAGAAGATTTAGACTCGAAAATTGCTGATAGAGAAATGGTTCAACAAAGGGGATTTAATCCTTTTTTAGGTGAAAGCGATTATGTGAATGATATAGCAATTAGAGACCAATTTTTAAAACCAGTAAATACTACTTCAGACCGTGTTACCACTACAAGCGATAATTAATTAAACTAACGATTTACTACATATTGTATATAATAAACGATTTACAAAATAAACAATAAAAATATTAAATAAAAATAAAAACCCAGTTGAAAGCATTCTAAAATTTAATTTATTAAAATTTGTGTATATAAAAAGGATTTCAGAGAGAATAGATAAAACTAAAACAAAAAAGAAAAACCCTGTAAGAAATAAAAAATAATAACAAGATTCTTTAGTTAAAGGTCCAAATATACTATTGTACAAGTTAGCCATTATATTATATGTTATGTTTATTTTTTATTAAAATGAAAATTATAATATGTAATATAAACAACTTAAATAAGTTTTAAATTTTTAACATAATGAGTGCTGCTTCTAATTATACTACACAAAACGAATTGTTGCTAAATAATTTAATGGATTTTTACAAGGATGAAAATAATTTGACTAGGATGCTTAAAATTATTACAGGTGAATCCAAGATATCTTTACGAATTGTAGATTGGTTTGCTACTAACTATGCTAAGAAGTATTATACTTTATACACTATTGAAGATTCGAATAGTCCAATTCGCAGATTTAAGGTTTATTTTGATTATAAGCTCAAATTGAAAGCATATAGCAAAAAAAGGTTTGACCCGTTTTGTAGATGGGATAGAATAAGTATTCCTTATAAAACAGGAACGTGTATAGAAACGACAATTGGACAGTTAAATTTTTTCAAATGGGCTATTGAAAATCGTGTCGTTAATTACATTGAAGAAAATTATGATACCATAGAGAAAGATATGAATAACCGAAATAGCACATCAAAACGAAAAGATATTATAGATAATTCTAAGACACGTAAAAAACGCGAGGAATTGTCCGTTTCTGCTACAAAAAGTATTAAGAAAGAAGAAGTAGAAATTGTAGTACAATTTCATTAAAATTAATATTTTAAAGTTTAATATTTAAAAATATTTTAACTATTTTTAAATAAATGGGGAATTCACAATCAAATAGAAAAATAAATTATGAAGATATTCAATACGTAATAAAAAATTCAGAGATTCATCTTTTAATTAATACATTAAATGAGAATGAACAAGATTGTTTAATACCTAATACAACGAGTTTCCAAAAAGAAACAGAAATAATAAATAAATTTATAAAAACTGGAAATAAACAAGTAAAAATTATTATTTACGGCAAAAATTGTAATGATGATAAAATATATGATAAACATAATCAGTTGAATTCATTAGGATTTTATAATGTTTTTATTTATACTGGAGGATTATTTGAATGGCTTATGTTACAAGACATTTATGGAGAGAATGAATTCCCAACTACAAAAAAAGAGTTGGATATTTTAAAATTTAAACCAAATAAACTCTTAAATGTTCATTTATTAGAATACTAATTAAACACACTACTCATCACATACAGCAATACTTGACAAGTAAGTAGCTCTTTTATTATTTTCTTTTAGAATATAATTAAAATACATTGAGTCGAATTCGTCCTCTAATTGTTTAGTTCTATTGTATAGGTTAATAAGAGTTAATGATTTACAGTCATATAGTCCTTTCATTTGATTTATAATAAGACTACTGTGACTTTCAACCAACAATGATTTTATATCCAAATCAATTGCTTTTTCTAACCCAATTATAAGCGCCATGTATTCAGCATAATTATTTGATTGAGTGTCATCTTTCAGAAAGAAACTGCCATTCCAAATTTCACGATTATTATGATATATAACAGAACCAGTGCCAATCCATGATATTCCATTTATAGTCTTGCTATAACCATCAAATTGTAACTTGAACCCTAATTCAGGATATATTTTGATATAGGTCTGCACTGGTCTTGATAACACTTTGCGTAACATATTATACAGTATAATAAAATAACTAACAAAATAATAACTCAATTTTATATTTATATTTTATGTAAAGTAAATATAAATGTTAAGGTGGATACTGTTTTTTTCTTTATTTATCAATACAATTTTGGCGGATTCAGAATGTCCTATAGTTACGAGCATTGGTGACAGACGTCAAGATAAAAACAAGTTACGTATTGCTCAGTATAATGTAGAATGGTTATTTATAGATTATTATAGCAATATGAATTGTCCAGGCGATGGTTGCACGTGGAAAAATGATAGCGAAGCTAAAACACATATGGATTACGTATCCAAAAGAATAAAAGCTATTAACCCAGATATAATCAATTTTTGTGAAGTAGAAGGATGTGACGAGCTTAACATTTTAAAGGATGAGTTAGATGGTAGTTATATACCTTACTTAAAAAAAGGCACTGACACTGGAACTGGACAAAATGTCGGAATGCTTACCCGAGTTGACCCGTTGACGAGCTTATCTAGAACAGAATTAAAATATAATTATCCTATCCCTGGTTCAACCTGCGGTTATACTGGTTCTGTAAGCTCGACAGGAGTTAGCAAGCATTACATAACCGAATTTAAATTTAATGGCGTAAATATAGCATTTATTTCAGCACATTTAATTGCCATACCAACTGACCCTTCTAGATGCGCACAGAGAGAAGCACAAGCATCCATTTTACAAACGGTTATTTTTGAATATATAAACAATCAATATGAAGTAATTATGATTGGTGACTTTAATGATTATGATGGTGAAGTATTAGACGTGAATAATAATAAACCAATATCAAAAGTGCTTGATATATTAAAAGGCACAAGCGGTGATTATGCTGGTCAATATCTTCTTCATAGTGTTTCTGAAAATATTGTTCAAAATGAACGTTACAGTGACTGGTGGGATTCTGATAATAATTGTAATACTGCTTCTAAAAAGGATTATTCAATGATTGACCATATATTAACTACTGATTTGATAAGAAAAAATATAGTTAATACTTTTGTTTATCATGACTACGATGAATATTGCGGAAAATATGATTCTGACCATTACCCATTAGTAATTGATTTAGTCTTTTAATATTAATTTTAAACTTTCTATATCTTTTTTCGCTTTTTTATGTAATTTCAATGATTCTTTTTTTGAATAATTTGTTATAAACAGCTTATCACTCCGATATTTAAACATTCTATTATCAAATAATTCTATAGCTCTTTTAAATGATTTATCATAGTCTAAATTTTCTCTATACATACCATAAATTATACACCTATCTACATCGTATGCTGCTAATAAATCTGCTTCCCTCACAATATGATATGCTAATTGGTATTCACCTAAATTTGGATATCCATTTGCTTTTACCGTTGAATATGACATTGTTGAAATTATATTGTCTAATGTATTTAAATTTGCCTCAGGCATATACTCACCCATATATCTTTTTATTAAACCGACACCATTGTGCTGCGGCATATATTTCTTATCACACATATCATGTAAAATAGCAGATACACAAATAATTTCTTTTTGTTCTTTTAAATATGGATGTTTCATTACTTCTGATTCATATATTTTGTTTGCTACATTATACACTTCCATACTATGTTTTAAAGCATGAGATTCATCAATATTAAATAATTTACATGTTCTAGTTACATAATTAAAAGCATGATTTACTAGCATTGCCAAAGATAATACTTTCATATTAGATTATATTTCCTTAATATTTTATGATTTTAAATTTAATTTATATATTTATCAATTGTAAATTAAATTATCGTTTCATTGTTCTTTTATGTTGTTTTTTATTTATATTTTTAAATTTGTATTGTTTCCTTTTTGATTTCAATTTGCGTTTGGTATGTTTTTTTTTGCCACCCTTAACTAATGGATATTTATACTTTGATAATTCAACTTTATCATCACCTTTATTTTTTGGTTCTTTCATAAGCTGACCATGAGAAATGGTATCATATAGTTGTTGAATTGCTGTTTCATCTAAATAGGGTCTATAAATATCATTAAATTTGTCTCTTAGTCCATATTTTACAATTTTTCTAACAAATGAAGCAGAAAAAGCATTTACAGGGACAGTTTCCATATTTAATGTTCTTAATTGGTCTAAAGATAACCCTTTGAATTCTTTCATTCCTTCTCTCGGCATAATAATTCCATCAATAGAATGGACATTTTCTATTTTCTTAAAAAAAATATCAGCAACACTGTCTAATAAAGTTGCTCTATCTTCTCCAACAATCATAAATAAATTTATATTTGGTATTCCATTAAAATCTGTGTTTATAATATTGTATAATGGCGTAAAAGGTGTAGGTTGTCTAACACCTGGCTCTTTTGGGACAATTGGAACACATTTTAAAATAACTTGAATGTTTTGTATTTTGGAAATAATTGTATGTTTTAAAGATTCATCCATTGTAACATTATTAATAATTGTTTGTATTAAATGTTGTTTTAAAACATTTACCATTGGATTAATAATACTTGTTTTAAATGCTATACTAGGTTCAGAAGGATTCATATCACATGGTATAGGGTCGTCACTGTTGTCATTTGTTTTCGATAAAATTAAAAAAACTTTATTTACATTCATCCGAATGGCTTGTTCTATAAGTGTTTTTATTAGAGCTAAATGTCCTGGTGTTGGTGGATTCATTCTTGCCATAGTAAATATAATTGTATTATTATTTGTTTGTTCCATATAATATTATTTTATTTAATTATGTATAAAATCATCAATTTGTCTTATCCATTCTTGCGATTGATTTTTATTCTCATAAATATCAATATTTCCATCTAAAACTAGTTGATTGTGACATACGCAATCACTGGAATTTATATCTAGCATATTATCGTGATATTTACAACAACTATCTAAATATTCTAATGGAATATTACTTTCACCATCTCTAGAACGCATCATAATCCTAGAATGACATTTTGATGGATTTGTTTTAACATAAATAATTTTATTCACAGGAAATTCTTCTGAAAATGTTTCAAACCAGGTTAAATAAACTTGGTAATTAATATATTCCATTTTACCTGTATCATATAGCATTTTCGCAAACACCATTTTATCTGTATATAAACTTCGTTCTGTAATAATTATGATATGTTTATCCTCATTAATAGGCTCTTTTTTGTGTTGCATTAAAGTATCACGCATTAATTTTAATCTAGAAATATATGCCATCATTTGAAAAGGAAACGAGTACTTATATTGGTCATCATAAAATTTTTCTAACATGGTCACGCCATTTTCATCTTTAATCTTATCCCATTCATCTACAGGTTCTTTTAGAAATATTACATTTTCATTGCTTTCATATTTTGCTCTTAAATTTTCCAAAAGCGTTGATTTACCAGAACCAATATTACCTTCAATGGAAACAACAGTATAAATGTATGACATGATGGATTGTTGATATTATACTGTTAATTTATTTATATTATTTTGTTTCAATTTTAAAAAAAATTGATTTTAAAAATAAACTTAAAGATATGAGTATAATATCAAATACTTACACCAACAATGGATTTAAATCAAAGAAAGCTAAATCGTTCTGAATGGAACTCTATTGAGATAGCAGTTTCAAAAGCTGAAATTGACGTATTAAATCTCATAAAGAAAGGTTATCATGATGTTAATATTAGAATTAATAGTAATAATTCTATCTTTACATTTCTAAAGATAGAATACAGTGAGAAAATGGAAGATTATTTATATAATAAATATATTCGTGAAAGGGCTGATAAGATTGAGAAGGAAATTGAAAAATACAACAAGGAATATAAAAAGATGAAAATTGATAGCAATGTAAAAATTAATTCTGCTGATAAAATTAGATTAGAAAGATTCGAAGATGATTCACTTAAAAAGAATGACCTTTATGAATTTACATTACTTACATATATTGAAAAAATTATATCTTATAAAAGCGAAAATTCAAATAGTAAATTATTCTCATTTCACTATTATACACTCTATAAATTAATTAGAAATAATATAACAAGATTAAATAGACATGTTATAGAATTAACAAATCGAATTCTTCATTTATTTGAAGAACGTATAGATATATCAGTTGTTATAGAAAATGCCTTGGAATTCATTGAGAAAAATGATAAATTGTTGAAATATGCTGACATGTCTCTTTATGAGCATCAAAAAGAAATCTTTACAGCATGTAAAATGTCTACTCCTAAGTTGATATTATATATGGCACCTACTGGAACTGGTAAAACTATGACACCAGTCGCTTTGTCTGAACAAAAAAAGATTATATTTGTATGCGCTGCTAGACACGTAGGATTAGCGTTGGCAAGAGCAGCAATTTCAGTAAATAAAAAAATCGCATTTGCGTTTGGTTGTTCTAGTGCGGATGATATTCGATTACACTATTTTGCTGCCAAGGAATTTACCAGAAATAAACGCACTGGCGGAATTAAAAAAGTTGATAACAGTGTTGGAGATAATGTAGAAATTATTATTTGCGATATTAAATCATATTTGCCAGCAATGTATTATATGTTGGCTTTTAATAAAGCAGAGGATATAATATTTTATTGGGATGAACCTACTATTACACTTGACTACCCTCAACATGATTTTCATATAACCATTAGACAAAATTGGAAAAAAAATTTGATACCAAATGTGGTATTATCTTCGGCTACATTGCCAAAACTGAATGAGCTCACAGAAACAATTCCTAATTTCTTAGAAAAATTTCCTACCGCTGAAATTTGTAATATTGTTAGCCATGATTGTAAAAAATCAATTCCAATCATTAATAAAGATGGATATGTGGTTTTGCCGCATCATATTAATGAAAATTACGAAGAAACTGTCAAGGTAGCTAAACACTGCGAAAATTATTTAACCTTGCTTAGATACTTTGACCTAAAAGAAGTGACTGAGTTTATTACATTTGTGAATAAAAATAATTTTGCTAGTTCAAAAATGAATGTCAATAGACATTTTGAAACGTTAAATGATGTAAATATGACAAATATAAAAATTTATTATATTAAACTTTTACAAAATATTAAGAAAGAATCGTGGGCATCTATTTATCTAAATTTAATACAAACGAGAAAACCACGAATCGTGAATAATGATACAATTGATAATAAAGGAAATAAGATATCCAAATCTAGAAGTATTGGCCCAGGCATTACACCACCTCCTTCTATCTCAAGACAACAACATTTATCTGGTGCGCCTTTGTCTAGATTAGCTAGTGAACAAATTGTAGATTCATCTAAAATAAATCAGACACCAGCAGGAACCTCTGGCGCTTATGTAACTACAAAAGACGCATATACTTTGACAGATGGACCAACTATATTTATTTCAAACGATATTGAAAAAATCGCAAAGTTTTGTATCCAACAAGCAAATATTCCAGCTATTGTTATGGATGAAATTACGAAAAAAATCGATTATAATAATGTAATAAATGAAAAACTTCATTTGCTTGAGACTGAAATTGAATTTATAAAAGAGCGTTCTGATAATGCTGTTCAGAATACTGTTTCCGCATTTCACAATGGTTCGTCCATTAAAGGAAGAAATAAATCATCAAAGGACCCTAAAAAATTAAATAGAGAATGCGGAGAAGAAATCGAAAGCAAAGGTGAGATTGGAAAGCTTACAAATGAAATAAATTCACTCAGGTCAATGATTAAATTGGCTACACTAAATGATACTTTTGTGCCAAATAAAAAAATGCATATCGATAAATGGGCTGACGGGTTAGATACTAAAGCCGCATTTACTAGTCATATCGATGACAATACAGTTGGTGATATAATGGCTTTAAAGGGCGTAGAAAGTTCGTGGAAGGTTCTTCTTATGATGGGCATCGGTGTGTTTATTAATCATGAAAATATTACATATACAGAAATAATGAAAAAATTAGCGGATGAACAGAAATTGTATATGATTATTGCTACTAGCGACTATATTTATGGCACGAATTATCAATTCTGTCATGGTTATTTGAGCAAAGATTTGGATTTAACGCAAGAAAAAATTATCCAAGCAATGGGCCGAATTGGTAGAAATAATATTCAACAGACATATACATTGCGTTTTAGAGATGACGCTCAAATATTAAAATTATTTACATCGGAAACGGATAAACCAGAAATAATAAATATGAACGTGCTCTTTAATACACGTAAAGTAGTATGGCAAGATAATCAGTATATTAAAATAGAAGATGACGATTTGGATGGTGATGATGAATATGAAGAAGGAAATGAAGAAGGAAATGAAGAGGAAGAGGAAGATAGTGACGAAAATTAATATATAAAATTTACTTTATATTTCTAATGCTGATTGTATAAACTCATCAATGCTTGTATTACATAATAGTGGTGTATATGTATTTATTTTTTCATCATCCCAATTCCACCATTTAATTTGTAATAGTTTCTCTATTTGTTCAGGTGTAAATCTGAATTTTATTAACTTTGCTGGATTGCCACCTACTAAACTATACGGTTCTACATTTTTTACAACATGACTATTGTTTGCTATAACCGCTCCATCGCCTACAGTAACACCTGACATAATTGTTGCGTTTGAACCAATCCATACATCATTGCCTATAATTACGTCCCCTTTTGTTCCTGGATGTCCATCACCATTAAAACCATTAAATATATTTGTATGAATATGACCAAATGGATATGTCGTTACCCAATCATTTCTATGATTACCTCCTAAATATATAGTTACATTTTGTGCTATTGAACAAAAATTGCCTACTACTAATTTAGCGTTATCATTCATATAAAATATAGTGGGTTTTCTATATGTATATTTTCCAAATGACATTACATATGATACATTTAAAAAAAATGATAGCAAAACGCAAAAAAGTAAAATAAAAAATTATTTATTGTTTATTTGTTATTTTACTAATGTAAAGAAATATTTTTATTTATAGGCAACCACATGAGAATATATTAGGTGTGATAGTTGGCGGAGAAATATAACCATTGTCATCATTGTCGTCCTCTAAATCAGATGGGTGAATCAGCGAAAGAACTCTATTTCTCTCTTGTAGAGCAACAGGTCTTATATAAAATGAAACATTGTAATTTATATGTTCATATTTTTCTCTTAAAGTAATATTAGGATTTATTTCAACAGCGGGAGCTAGTTCCGCATCGCGACCATTAATATTATTGAATTGACCTGCTTCAACAATTTCAACTTCGGTACCTTCTTCAAGTTGAAAATAAATATGTGCTTTATCTTTAATTAGTTCTATAAATTTTTTAATATACATGTCAGGAGTGACTGAATAATATTTTGTTATACATGTGTAAGCTAATTTTACGCAAATTGTTATATTTGATGACTGGGTCATATCTATTGTTGTATTTATTAGTTATTTATTTTGCTTTAAATTATTTCATTTTTTTATAAAATTATTTGTAATTGTATTATACTTATTCCTTTTACACATATCAATGTAGGTATTTTAATACAAAACAACTTAAATGTTTTAATATTTAACATTATAATTTCTTTATTGTGTCCTCCTCTAGAATCTTTTTTTTGCTCACCCAATTGGGATAGCAAAATTTTATAATCTTTATTAATGAAAAAATTTTTATTTAATAATTCTTTTGCCTTATGTTTAGAACTAAATCCTAGCCATTGTCATACATTATCTAAATCAATGACAAAATCATTTTTTAGGGTGGAGTCTTTATATCGTTTTTTGCTTTAGTAATTAAAAATCATTGATTTAATTATTAAATTGTATATAAAAATATGACACCATAAATGGTAACAATATTTTTAATTAGAATATGCTAACCCGCCCATGCCCGACATGATACGGAGGACATTGTAGTTGGTAGCATAAACACGGACCTTAGCAGTCTTGGTGCCCTCAACAGTGGCATTAGACAAGACCAATTGAAGTGTGGCATTGTCAATGCGTGAGAAGTTGCATGTGCCGCTGGGTTGGTGTTCCTCAGGGCGGAGGGCAAAGCTATACACGTTAATACCCTCATCAGGGTTGCGAGTGTGAGCTTGGTAAGGTTGGACCCAAGAGAAGTAAGAACCTTCACGCTCAGAGAAGCGGTCTTGGCCGTTAAGTTGGAGCTTAGCGGTGACAACGGGATTTTGGCCCCAGCAATGCATGTCAAGAGAGGTCTCAGAAAGGACGAAGGTGCCAGCATCAGAGACACCAGAGTTATCCAAATGAGAGCCAGATTCTTGGAGCGATTGGATGACAGAGGCGGGGAGACCAGAAGTGTTCAAAGGAACTTGTTGGCCACCGAGATTGATCTCGTTGTAGGGGTTAGAAGGACCGTGCCAGTATCCAGTGTAGGCAACATCAACAGCACCAGCGTCTTGGAAGAGACCACGGGCATCAATGTAGGCGCGCGAGTCAGCAGCGATGGCAGTAGGGCCTCCGAAAGCATGGATAGCATTGGGAAGAGCATCGATGGCATCAGTGTAGTTGAAGGGTTGAGCACCAAGAACCTTGAAGAGGAGGGCATCGCAAGTCAAAGATGAGCAGTAGTCAACGTTTTGGTCAGGTTGGACAACCCAGATGAGTTCCTTAACGGGGTGGTTAAAGTTAAGCTTGATTTTGTTGGAAGAAGAACCAACAGACTCATCACCAGTGAATTGGAGTTGAGTAATCAAATATTCATGAGGGTTTTGTGCCATTCTGCGGCGTTCATCAGTGTCCAAGAAAACATAGTCAACATACAAAGAGGCAGCAACCAAAGATTGATTGTAGGCAATGGTGGCAGGGACAGGGCGGCCAACAGAGTATTGACCAGAAGAGCCAGAGTAGGGGTTGGTGTTGCAGTTCAATGTGGTAACAGCCCACAAGCACTCATCAATAGGGCGGATATCAAGGTTAATCTTGACTTCGTGGTATTGGAGAGCAATCAAAGGGAGAGCAAGACCAGGGTTGGTGCAGAACCAGAATTGGAGGGGCACATACAAAGTGGTCTCAGGGAGAGCATTGCGGGGAGCGCAAACTTGACGAGGAGCCAAGGAGTCGCAAGGAGACTCAACATCGGAGAATGAAGGGTCAGTGATGAAGGTAAGTTGTGTGGTGTTACCAATCATCTTGAAGTAACCGCGTTGTTGTTCAGAGGTCATGGTAAGTTGGTTCCAGATGTGCATCCAGTCACCATATTGACGGTCAATTCTTTGGCCACCAATTTCGACTTCAACTTGAGCGATGAGTTGCTCACCAGGGAAGTCCAACCAACGGGCATAGACACCAGTGTTTTGGCCAGTGCTGTAGTTTCCGAGACCCATAAGTTGGTTGATCTCGGGGAGAGTAACTTGGAGATAAGTGCGGTAAGCAAGATCACCATTTCTGCTGATCACACATTGGACTCTGCGTCCAAAATCGGCTTGACCGTTGAAAGTTTGTTCAATAGATTCAATCGCAAAGTTAGTATATCTGCGATAAGTAACTTTCCAAAAAGTAATTTGAGGATTACCAGTAAGGTAAACGTCTTGAGCCCCATAGGCCACTAATTGCATTAATCCACCACCCATTTTATATTATTGCTAAAGAAAAAAAAATTTTGATTTTAAATTTAATTCAATTTATTTTCATAAAATTAAATTCACAAAATATTTAATTTTATTTTATTATCCGATTACTTTATTTAAATCTAAGTTGGTGTTCATAAATTTTAATAAATAATCATCATCAAGCACTTCTTTTTTATTTTCATAATTCTTTGTAAAAACATACGAGTTATTTCTTTTTTTAACATTCCATCCTTGCTCGATAGCATTGTATAGAATTATCATTTTTTGAAATTTTATAGCGTCCACTTTTAAATTGGTAGTTTCTAAATCTTTTAAAGCATCTAAATTTATTTTAATATCCATTACATAAAAAAAAGAAAAGTATTCAGATTTTTTAACTTGTAATAACCATTATACATTCTTACCTTCTTCTGTAAAAGCTAGAATAATGTTTATCTTCACCTTCTAAAGTTGTTAAATCTGTTCTCACTATATTCCCTTCTCCATCCGAATAATATATATTATCCAATTTATACCCTTTTTTGTGTGGGATTTTTTTCATAATTTCTATACAATTTCCACATGGTTTGCTAGATTGAAGTTTATTTTTTTTTGAAACTCTTATTACTAATAAATTTATATGTTCTAATCTTTTTCTAATCTTTAAAGGCTTTAATTTTGATAATGCGTCTTCCTCTGCGTGTATTCCTGGAACATTACCATCATCATCACCCATTTGATTCACACCAAAACTTAATATTCGGGCTGTCTTAAGGTTAGCGATCTTTCCCTTTTATTATACATGCCGCGTGATTATAATGTCCACACAAGCAGTCAGATACGTTTTTTTCACCATTCTCATATGATTCAATATTAGAACCAACAGGCAAACAAAATCGCTTTATAAACATAGTATCGAGTAATCTGTTCATTTTTTTATTAATATAAATAATACATTATTTTATATTAATTTCAATTTTATTTTATATTGTCTTCAATTTAATTAATATATTTTTACTTTATTATTAATTAAATAAATAATCTTAAACTAAATTAAAGAGGTAATGCCTAGTTTTAAACCTAAAACTAATAAAAAAATTAAATATAATAAAAAAACTTCGGTTACACTTGATACAAAACACAAAGAATTTTTAAATGAATTTTCAAAAAATGATACAGATAGAATTCCAGAATTAAAATTTGAGAGACAACAATTGAAACAAAAACTAACAAATGAAAATAATACACTGACGGTTGAACAACGATTAGATATTACAGACCAAATAAATGAAATTACAGACCAAATTAAAAGTATTAATTTGAAAAAAAAATTATATTTTTTGGATAATTCAAAATTTGTATTTGATTATTTTGAAAATAAAAAAAACATTTCTATAGGAAATTCTACATCTAGTGATTCTAATAAAAATAAATTGGTAAATTCGTTTTTTAAAATTAAACAAGAAGAAAATCACGATATAAAAACACAAAGTAACAACAATAATATTGTTCAAAAGTATCTTAGTAATATTGATGATTCTTTTTTAGATATTAACGCGTTTGTTTGTCAGACTGATATTTGTAAAATTTGTCAAAAAGGTGAGTTGATACCTCTAGAAGACGAGGGAATTATGGTGTGTAATAATTGTTATAGAAGTATTCCTTATCTTATTGAAAATGAAAAGCCATCTTACAAAGAACCACCTAAAGAAGTATGTTTTTATGCTTATAAAAGAATAAACCATTTTAAAGAAATTTTGGCTCAATTTCAAGGCAAAGAAACTACCCAAATTCCACCAGATGTTATTGAAAATATTAAGTTACAAATAAAAAAAGAGAGAATTGAATTAAGTCAAATTACTAATTTTAAAACTAAAGAAATACTTAAAAAATTAGGATATAATAAATTTTATGAACATATACCATTCATTAAAGATAAATTAGGTATTAAACCGCCTATTATGTCTCCTGAATTAGAAGAAACATTATGTAATCTTTTTGTCGAACTTCAATCGCCTTATTCTAAATATTGTCCAGATGACAGAGTTAATTTTTTAAATTATTATTATACCGCATATAAACTGTGTGAGCTTTTAGGAGAAACTACATATTTAGAACATTTCCCTATGCTTAAAGATAGAGAGAAACGAATAGACCAAGATGCGATATGGTGTAAAATATGCGGAGAGCTTAATTGGGAATTTATTCCAACTATATAAACTTATTTTGGTCTATATGGGAATAATTCTAACATATTGGTGTTATTAATGGATTGATTCGGTTCATTACAATTTGAACCCACACCAGTTCCATATTTAGTTCCACCTCTTAACTTTCGTGATTTGCGTGTTTTCTTGCCATTGCGTTTTTTCACGGTTTTACGTTTTTTCAATGTTTTACGCCCCTTTCTTCCTCTTTTTTTACCTCCTAACGAACCGATTGAGTCTCCTTCTCTCGTTGTATTGCCTGAAACATTAGAATCGGCATTTTCAACATCAAAATCTGATAAATGTAACGAACCTTGCGATTCAAAACTATCATCATCTCCTAAACTAAAGTTCATCATGTTGTTATTAGTATTATTGTTAGGAGCAATGCCTGACATACTATCTCTAGTGGTTTCCATTGAATCATTCAAACTAATGCTATTATTTAAATCTAATTCGTGTTCATCGTCATCCACATGTGAAATACCAGACATGTTTAAATCATCGTTTTCTTGACTCATGTTTCCATTGCTATTATTCAAGTCGGATAAATGTAATGAATTATTTACACTTTCATCATCTACACCTCCGCGCATTTTTCGACTTCCTTTTTTGTTTTTTCGGTGTCTTTTATGACTAACTTTTACCATAATATATTACAAGTATATTTAAATATATTATGTCTGATAATTTAAGATTTTGGTAGGATATCTGTTTTAAAATCCACCAGGGAATCTCACCAAATTGGCACCGATACCGAAACCAGCTCCGCTGCGGGCAGTTACACCCATAGAGGGAACATATGTATCAAGAATGCTAAAAGTGGCAGCAGCAGTTAAAGCAATCAATACAATTTCCTCAATATTCAAGGAACGTTTAGGAATAGCATAAGCAGCAATAGCTACCATTAAACCTTCAACAAGATACTTAATAATTCTCTTGACAAGTTCTCCAACGTTAATTAAACCGTTCATTTATATTAAATAAAAAGAAAAAAATATATATATTGCGATAAAAAACTTAAAATTAAATACATTGAATAATTAAAATGGAACGTTCTAAAGATAAGAATTCAAAAAAACATAGTTTTGAGAGAAAACAAGTTAATGGAAATAATAATCCTAAATATGTAGATTTGTTAGAAGAAGATAAGCCTATAGCTGGACAAAAATTCGTATGTGTGTCTTTTGTTTCTCCTGAAAAAATCTTAAAGGAAAAAGCTATATTCTTTTTTGAAGAATTCCTAAAGAAATGGGATTTAAATAAATCTATGGAAAAATTTGTTCAATTCATAAATTTCGTTTCTTATAAATATAATATTTCATTCGACGATGTATCGAATGATTTCAAGGATTTTGTCAAGGAAGAAAAGGAAACCATTTCAAAGAGTAGCATGGAGGATGATTATAAAACTTTTATTGACAACAATGAGGAAGAGCTTGAAAAGAATTTTAATAGAATTCATAATTTCCAAACATCCACAAGAGGATTGAAGATACGTGGTTCATATCCAACACTCGAAGAAGCTGAATTAAGATGTAAAATGTTGAGAGAAATTGACCCTAATCATGACATTATGGTTGGACCTGTTGGTTTGTGGATGCCTTGGGAACCTGAAGCTTACAAAACTGGACGTGTTGAATATATGGAGGAAGAGTTGAACCAATTGATGCATGAAAAGCAAAAGAATGAAACGAATGCTAAGAATGCTTTTGAACAACGTGTCAAGGAAACAAAACAAAAGGCGATTGAAGACAACATCAAGAGTGCTGAAAAATCTGGCAATACATTGACCCAAACAATTGATGAACAAGGCAATTTGATTGGCATTAATAATGCTAACAGTCAAGAGGCAGCTTTGAAAGAGCAAGACCATATTTCTACTGCTGACATTTGTATGGAGTTGTTCGAGGGTGAAAACATTGTTGTTGGAAAGAGTGATTATGGGCAAAGTGAATTGGTAAGCGGTCCTTTTGCTAATAAAAAATAAGTAGGTTAAAAATAAACACATACATTGATATATTATATAAATTAAATATTTAATTAATATAATACCATAATAGGAATCTTTTATTTTTATTTTTATTTTTGAAGTGCTATTCCAAATTTATAATCGGTTCTACCATTTATTCGCCTTTTTAACACTAATTTTAGGACCTGCGCCGCGTTTCTTTACATTATTAGGGTCATATTTTGCTTCTTCGTCGTCGTCAGTCATTCCCTTGGATAATTCCCAAAATTCTTTTGACCCTAATCGGAAGTCATTATGATTATCAGCTTTATACCAGAACACTTGGTCATGTAATTTATTGGATTTAGAGTTATTGTTAATAACCAAACACTCATAATTTTCGGTACATTGGTCCATCACTTGGCAAAAGCTCTCAAAAGTTGGAAACATTCCAGCATAATTTTCATAAATACGTTTTCTATTGGCAATATAATTTTCTCTCAAAATAAAGACATAATCAATATTTGTTCTTAGGGTAGGAGGTATGCCTAATGGATATTGCATTGTAATAACTAACATAACCTTCCAATGTCTCCCGTTCATAAATAATAACCGCATCATCTTATCACGAGCCCACGTGTTGTCATACAAACAATCATCTAAAATAACGAAAGCTCGAGGGTCAATTGTGCTGCGTTTAAATGTTTCCATTTCTTTTTTAATTTGCTTTAACACTGTGCGTTGTCTTTTCAAAATATTTTCAATAATAGCAGTATTATATTCATTATGAACAAACAATTTTGGCACCATTTTTCCATAAAATCCGTTTCCTTCTTCTGTTCCAGATATAACTGTTCCTATTGGTATTTCTTGTTGATAATAAAGCAAATCTCTAACTAAAAAACTCTTACCTGTATCACGCTTTCCAATCAAAACTACGACAGGTCCTTTATTTTCATTTGGTTTGAAGCTAATACTCTTCATATCAAACTTTTTTAGTTCTAATGTCATTATTATTAGAATTATAAATTATATTTTATTATATTTTACGCAAATACTAATTAAATTAAATTAACACAAAAATACATATATCATTTATAATAAGTTAAAAATACATATAATTTAATATCATAAATAGAAAATGATGATAAATGTTAATTATCAAAAAAGGAAGAATACTGAACTTTTTAAAACTTTAGAAACACCATCGTCGCTTTTTCTCTCTAATACTCAAAACTATATACCAATTTATACAAGATTTTTTTCATTAAATGAATCCAATTACAATAGTATTAATCTTAATCATAAATGGCATATATCTACTGTTAAAGAAGTAAGCGAAGAAAATAAAAATTTGTATAATTGTCGTGTAAAAAATTCCAATAACAAATCAAAAGACAAGGATGTGTTTTTTAAAATGGCACCCTTATTAGACCCATTTAAATTTTTAATAGGTAAATATAATATTGAAGACCCAAATTTATTTAATTTACCGCAAATTAATTCGAATGAAACCAATAGCAATTCCAAATTTCTAGATGTTAATAATTCAGCATATGTAGATGGATTTTTCTTGTTTTTAACTAGCAATTTAATTTATGAACATGAATTTATTCATAGTGTTGATTATTATGGTTCTTATCTAGCTATTAAAAATAATTTCAAATTAAATATATTTGATGATATTGATTATTTGGCAACTTCTGATTTTTTTAATAAAAATAAAAATGTATTATTCACAATAGATGATTATGACCATTTATTTCAAGAAGAAAATACAAAGTTAAAACCAATAAATATACAACATGATTCTAGTTCAAAATCCAGGTTTTCTATTAATTCGATTGATAATGAAATATTTGAAGATATTTTTGAGGCAAATGAAAATGCCTTAGACTTGAACGATTTGAAAGATATGTCTATTGATTTAATTGATATAACTAATAGCAACATTGACAATACAAAAGATGATAATAAAGTAACTCTTAGGTCAAATTCTACATGTTCTTCTAGAACATCTTATACTTCTATCGACAATTCTGAAGAAAATGTAGATGACATTTGTGATAATGATAACCAAGAACATGAAGACGATGATGATGAAGACGAACACTTAAATGAAGATGATGAATGTAGTGAAGAAGATGATGAAACATACCAAGAAGAAAGAATTGACGCCACTATTCCAAAATTTCCAGTTCAAGTTATTTGTATGGAATATTGTGAAAATACATTTGATGACTTAATTTTATCAACAACTTTGAAACCTGAAGAATGGTATTCTGCTTTTATGCAAATTATTATGATTTTAATCACTTATCAAAAAGCTTTTGGTTTTACACATAATGATCTTCATACCAATAACGTAATGTATAATAAAACAGATAAAAAGTATATATATTATTGTTACAATAAAAAGTATTACAAGGTTCCAACCTACGGTAGAATTTTCAAAATTATCGATTTTGGAAGAAGTATTTATAAATTTAATGGAAACGTATTTTGTAGTGATAGTTTTCAATTCGGTGGAGACGCATCTACTCAATATAATACTGAACCATATTTTAACGATAAAAAACCAAGATTGGAACCTAATTTTAGTTTTGATTTGTGTCGTTTAGCTTGTTCTATTTTTGATTATGTAATCGATGACTTTGATGAAATTAAAGATTTAAATAAATGTAAAGACCCTATAAAACGTTTAATTGTTGAATGGTGTTTAGACGATAAAGGTATTAATATGTTATATAAAAATAATGGCGCTGATAGGTATCCTGATTTTAAATTATACAAGATGATAGCTAGATGTGTACACAACCATACACCTCAGAAACAATTAGAAAGACCTGAATTTAAAGCATTCGCTAACTTTAAAAACCAAGTTCCTTTTGATTTTATTAATATTGACAATATACCAGTTTATATGTAAAAATAAAAATTTAATACATTTGTTATTCATAATACTATTATATAATTATATATATTATGAATGATTTTGGCTTTATTATAACTAGACATGTTAATTCTGAAAAAACAAATAAATATTGGAATCATTGTATTAAATGCCTACGAACATTTTATCCATTAAAACAAATTGTAGTTATCGATGACAATAGTAACCCTTTATTTTTAAAAGCAGATTTTGATTATACTAATTTAACAGTTATAAATTCTGAATTAAAAGGTAGAGGTGAATTATTACCATATTACTATTATTTAAAAAACATGTGGTTTGAAAATGCGGTGATATTACATGATAGCACATTTTTCCATAGAAGAGTTAATTTTGAGAAATTGATTGGTACAAAAGTATTACCATTATGGTTTTTTCATCCTGATAAAGAAAACCTACATAATACTTTGAGAATCATGTATTGTTTAAAAAACACATTTCAATTAAAATCTAATATTTCATTAGATATAACTGCTATTGGGTTGTCACATTTAAAATGGTATGGTTGTTTTGGGGTTCAAAGTTTTATAAATCATAATTTTTTACTGTATTTAGAACAAAAATACAACATAACAAATATGATTTCTCAAGTAATTTGTAGAAGTGATAGATGTTGTCTAGAGAGAATATTTGGCTGTTTATTTTTTACTGAAAATCCATCAATTCATAATAAAAAATCATTGCTAGGAGATATTATGAAATATCAAAAATGGGGATATACTTTTGAAGAATATGAAAAAGATTTAAAAACCAATAAGGTGCCAAAATACATAGTTAAAGTTTGGACTGGTCGATAAATAAAAATATTTAATTATAACATATATTATTTTTACCGTAAATAATATACATTTTTAAAAGCCTGGGTTATCTGTAAATACAGGCGTATTTTTTATGCCTTCGCCTCCATTTTGAAAAACTGGTTTCAATTGTTCTAAAATAAAATACCCACTAATTACACTAAAATAAACTAAAAGTGAATCCCTAATTAAAAATTTTAACGGTTTGTTCTCCTTTTCAATAAATCTCATTTCAAAAAATTTTGCTATTAAAAAAATGATTGATATTACTGCTGCTATTACAAATATATTGTCCATTTAAAATACTAAAGCACATTCTTATTATTTTTTTTACGCAATTAATCTAAAATTTCAATATCATCAATTAACAAGTCTGGTAACAAATCAATGCTTGGTTCTTCAATGTTATGAACATCAAATGAACTTAATTCAACTGGTTGGTCGCTAATACTTATTTTAACATTGTCGTTATCATCGTCTTCTGCTTCCATTTTTCTTTGTTGTGACCTTAATTCGCTTATTTCGTTCAAACGTTCAATTGATTTTGGTGCGTTTATGGATGTTACATTACCGTTTCCATTGGAAACATAATCTATATCATTAAAACTCAATCTTGACCCGCCTTGTTGAACATTTGTAGTTTGTGGAGAATTTTCAGTATTATTTACTGGTTGAATGGGTTCTTCTTTGATTTCCTCTTTAATTTCCTCAACTACATCTTCTTCAACAGTTTCATCCATATAAGCTTTCAAAATTGCCTCAACAGGAATGCTTTCTCTCAATGTATTTAAAATACACTCTTGGACAATGACTTCTAATTCTCTATGATGTTTCTGCATTTGAAGTGGTGGAATATTGGTTTCAAACAAATATACATTCTTATATACTTTTCTAGCTACATTAACATACGTTTTGTGAATAAAATCGTCTAATTTTGGAATATTAATGTCAATTTTCTTTTGTTTTTGTCCAACACGCATAGCAGTTAAAATTTTTAATTGAATGATATGAACACATGTAACTAAGTCTTCTAAATAGTTACATCCAGATTTTTCACATATTCTCTTTCTCTCTGTTTCAATTATAGTAGCATTCCATTTTGGTATTCTTGAAATAAAATTTTGAAATGTCATTAAATATTTATCGGTTTCACCATTTTCTTTACATAATTTAATAGCCTCATCTAGAATGGATTTATAACCATCAATTATTAAAGGTGTTAATATTGTAACTAATCTTGATGACCATTCATTACGAGATTCGTGGAGAGAACTAACATTAAAATCGTCCATTTACATAAAACTTATATTTTCTAAAGACAGTTCTGAACTTAAAAAAACAAAGTTTAAAATAAATAACATTAGCAACTTTTCATTTCTAAATTCTTTTCTTACACGATTAAAACATAATAACAACTCATATCTCTTTTCTACTTTTATAACTGTATCTAAAAAACGTGTGTTTTCAAGTAAATTTAATATATCTAAACCACTATAACCTTTCTCATATAGTTTTTTACATAGTGATATTAAATCAGTAATATCTGTATTTTTACTTGTTAAATTTATTAATTCTTTTTTTAACCATTCAAGACGTTGGGTTTTAACTTCCTTCATTTTGAAAACCTCATTTAAATTATATTTATAGAGATTAATTTTATTACCATTTAAAATGGGTTCAGGAACATAAATTTCACAAAAACGTGATAAAATTGGTTTCATTAAATTATACTTATCTTCAGCAACAATAAAAAATCTAGTGTTATGGTTAAAAAGCTCGATACATCTTCGCAGAGCAGATTGAGCATCCATTGTTAATTTATCTGCGTTTAACAAAATTATACTCTTAAAAACATTTCCTCCATTTGAATTTATGTGCGTCTTAGCAAAAAATTTGAGTTCATCTCTTATAAATTTTATACCTTTTCCATGTGAACAATTCACATACATTACAAATGATTTTATTTTCTCTCTATTGTTATCATAAATGTTATGAATAAATTCATTTACAATTGTTCTTTTACCACTTCCAGAGGGTCCGTGAAAAATTATATTGGGAATTTTATGGATTGTTTGAAAATAATCCAATTTTTCTTTTATTGATTGATGTATATTTAATATCATTATGAGTCTATTATATTTTAATAAGTGTTTTTATATTTTAATATAACGTAATTAATTAATAAATTTACAAGTCTCTTGTTTTTTTTTCAATGTATTTTACGATTGATTTATAATACAATTCATACGATAAATTAGGTGACATATTTTCTTTTTTCATTGTTACAGAGCACCCACCTGTTGTTAATAGCGAAACATCATAGTTTATAATTTTGCGGTCCAATGCTGTATGTATTATTTGTTCCACTATATCTTCCTTTCCTGGTTTAACGTGTAAATGTAAAGATAACTTAGATAAAACCATACCAAAATAAGCACATGTATCTACTATGTATTCAAAATCTTCCACTTCTAATGTTCCACATGTATCTGATAAACAAATAGTGTCTATATTTAATTTATACAAATTCAGTAGACGATTTACTATGAAATCATTGTCTAATTTACCTTCAATAGGACACTCATTTATACAAGAAACATACAATTTTATAACAGGGTCTTGTGTTCTATCTGAATTTATATTAAATAAATTTATCATTTCAATAATATCCTTATCACTTTCAAATAAGGATAAATTGGTATTCTTTTTTTGAAAACTATTTGATACAGATGTTATAAATGCGAAATGGTTTATTTCTGATTTACTAATCACTTCTTGTAACTTCTTTTTATTTGGTATCAAAATAAAATGTTTTTGATTGTATTGGTTATTTAAGTCATTACACTCATTAGATGATTGTTGATGCTTCAAAGCATAACTATATAATTCTAATGTATCTTTAAAGATAGGCAACACTTTTTCAGATACAATTGAACCAATTTCAACACATTTTGGATTATAATTTAAACAAATGTTTTTATATAACTCTTTTTTCTTAATTGTAGTAAATTCATTTTGTTCTTCTTTTGATAAAGCTTGTAGTCCATCTCTTAAAGTAACATCAAATGGCTTTGGAGAACCTAATTTATTATACATTGTTTCCCATTTTTTATTCGATAAATACCATTTCCTAAACCCCCTTGCTGTCGTCGGATAAGTTTTTGCTAACATTTTTGTTAATTTAATAAATGTGTTAGCCTTTAAGTATGTTTATAATTTAGTGTAACCATATCCATATTTAACATCTAAACTGAGTTAGTTAATGAATGGGTATAAGGGTTGCTTTTAAATGCGTTTAGAATATCTGGTTGAATGCGGTCACAACCAGCACATTCGTTATAATATTGTGGCGCATTGATAGCACCATAGGTTTGAACAGATGGAGGCATTCCTGAATTAACAGAACCAGCAGGGTTCATTCTACCATCATATCTATTTGTGTCTTGTTTCCAGCAATTAACATTCATATTTTGGTTAAAAATTTGTGTTCCACCTTGATTTGGTCTATTGTTTATTGTAGCTGACTTAATTTCGTTGTTATGTTGTCTATAAGCGGACTCATAAAGCATATCACCATAACTACTAGCATAACCACCAGCAGGTCCCATTGTTTCACAACTGGTTGTATCTCTTTGAGTTAAATCAGGTGATGAATAATTATTCACATATATGCCTTCTTTTTGATTATTAATGTTAAAGGATTGTGAATATAAGGTTGTTTCTTTAATCGTTGTTGAAGTAGTATCATTAGGATTAATTACATAACTACTTGGAACAGAGCTAGTTGCTTCACCATAAATACGAATATTATTTATTGTTTCATCCTTGCGGGTTGGTCTGAAAATATCCATTATTGGAGCTATGACAGCACCAATCGCACCACCAAATCCACTCCTCATTGTATCGGGTTGTTTTACTGACGACCTATGGTTTGTATAATTGGTGTGACTACGTAAAAAGTTGTCTTTGTCTGTATGGGGACCACGACCAACTGCGGTGGAATGATTCACACCACAGGACATAACTTCGTGACGTTTGGATGGTTCGAAATTCTCTGGCGCATGGCCTGCTTTAACATCTGCTGGACCTGCTGGACCTGTGTAATCTGTAACAATGTCATTACGTCTGACAACTCCCATTTCTTGGATTGGCCTTAGAGTTTCACCCTTTTCAGCTCCAGTTGTAGTTAGCCAACGGTCTTGGCTATTCACAAAAAAAGTATCGGGTCTTTGTTTTTCAACACGACCAATCATTTGTGCTGTAGGCACATTTTTAATGAATGAGTTGGCGGGTCCTTCATGGTTTGCTAGTTCATATTCTAATTTTGGATTTGTGGATACTCTCATTTGGTCTACTGTATATGGCAACCATTTGTCACGAGCTTCCATACCCGAATTGTATCCTCCTGTTCCATTTACTGAGTAGCCTTTATCTAAACCTGGACCAACATATTCAGAATCAAATGGTTTTACATTATTGTTTTTCATCCCTGGATTTACGCGCGATTGATAAAAGTCACTATTATTTGGTGTTCCATATGCCCACTGCATATTTGCTTCTGGTTTAAACAGCGGTGCTTGTTCTATCTTTTTTATTACTTGAGAACCTGAACCAATCATATTATCCAAAACTGATTCCGCAATATTAATATCATATGTATTACCTTTTACTTTTCCACCATTAAAAGGAACCATATTATTGTGTTTAAATTGGGATGAATTCAAATAGTTACCACTTAATGAATAAATGTCTTGTATATTTTGGGAAACTGGCACATTTTTTCTTACTTTATTCTCATATAAATTTTGGTTAAAATACTTATCTGTCGCTACATTTGGATTTGGGTATTCTTGAACAGTATCTACTAATTGATTTATATTTGATATTGGAAAATTTTGAGGAGGGATATTTGTGTTAGGTAAGTAATTTGGATTCGCACCCATATTTGTAAAATTTTCTTTTCTAATTCTATTAGTTTTTACATTTTGGTTATTACATTCACTGGATGGCTGCTGATTTGATACTACATACATACCACCTAATGCTATTAAAGGGATTGCTAATTCCATATTTATATATATAGACTATTATATTTTTATTAACATAATAATCTAAATAATTTTATTAGATTATTATTTTATTTATATTTTATAATTTTCTTTGTATTTTATTTATTATGATTTAAAATTCAAATATTTATGCTGATTTTGGAAAAGCACATGAATTCGTTTGTTGGCATGTAGTTGGACCTCCTACATAGCCGCCTCTTATTAAATTATAACTAGAGGGCAAATAATTTTTAGTTTCAGTTACGAAGCAGTCCCTCTTTGGTGTAAAATAATCTTTCTCCAAAATTCTTGTGCTTAAGTTATTTTGAAATGGTAAGCAAGTATTTTCTTGAGGATTTAAAGGAGGATAATACCAATCTACCTGTTCTAAGTCACGATACCACCAAGCTGGGTTTGTGGCTCTTGATTGGTCTGTGAATAAAGCCTTACATGTTGGATATTTTATTGGTTCATTAGGCACATTATAATTTTTATAATCGTCTTTTCCTAAACAATCTCTACTTAACTGTCTATTCACTCCTAACAAATCACTTTCTAAGTTAACTGTATTTGTTCTTAAATTTCCACCCCATTTTTGAATGATTATTTGTGGGTCTTCAATGTAACAAGGATTTGAACCGTTTCCTGGAACATTTAATATCCATCTTCCAGGGTCTGTTGATTGTTGTAATTGTTTTTTTATTCTACATGGGTCATCATTAAATCTGGTGCTTGCCATTTTATATTTATGTGATATATTTATTTACATAAATAAATTATTTAGATTTTACTATAATTTATGGCATTTTTACAAATGTTTGTAACTTCTATCATATTAAATCTATAACTATATTTTATTACACCTTTGGACATTTCATAACTTGTGAAAATGCCTACTAATTTTTATCAATCCAATCAGTAACTATTTTGTAATCAGTTGAGTGGTTGGTTTCACATACCTCAAATTCGTAATTATATGAAGAAATATTTCCAAGACCAAAACCACCAAAACCCCAATTAAATCCGTCCATTTTTTTACTCACAATATGAAAACAATATTTATTAGGTTGTATAACTATTTTATGTATATCATTTGTATTTAATAAAAAATTAGTAAATTTAAGAAATTTTGACATATAATATTATTCAAGTTATGTTTAAGTAATATTATTTATAAACGACATTTTAAATGTCCAAAGGTGTAAACAGAAGTATTAAGATAATAAATCTGTGCTTTTAACTGACACAACCATATTATTATAACCATTATTGTAATATTTATCAGAAAATACATCCAATTTTTTTGTTAAAGTCACGCTATTATTATTATTTAAAGCTATTTGACTATCTACGATAACTCCTCCTATAGTGGAATTACTTCCTAATCCCCATACGATAGCGTCTATTTGATTTGTATATGGATTTGCTGGAGTTGTTACTGGCGGGTTTTCATACCAGTTTATACCATCATGCGACGTAAGTATTATAGATGTGCCAGTTCCACTGCCTCCAGTAATCCATCTTTTACCATTCCATATTACAGTATTTAAAACTATTGGTGGATTTGATAATCCAAATAGCACATTTGCTAGGGTCCATGTTGAACCATTTAAATCTGTAGAATAGTAAATTTCATATGGATTAGAACCTCTTCCAACAATTACCCAGGTAACACCATTCCATGCTATACTTTTAATGTCTACTAAACTACCAATTGGACTACCACTTTGTGTCCAATTACTTGTTCCATTAAATGAATACCATAAATATCCAAATGCGTCACCTGCCAACCACGTTGTTCCGTTCCATGCTACACAATTCATAGTAGAGATTGGAACAGTGCCCACAGTTATTGAATTCCAAGACATACCATCATCTTGAGAATATATTATACTTCCAAAACCAGAACCAGAATCAGAACCAACCGCAACTGTTGTAGAAGTAGAATTAGTTAATGTTTTTACATCTGTCGCTAAACCATAACATGAAGCTAAATAAGCATTTGGATTAAATAAAGGTGGGAACCAGTTAATGCCATCTGGTGAATAGATTAATAGATACGGTCCACTCCCTGCTGGGTCAACACCGCCAGCAATCCAATTGATTCCACTCCATACAACAGCAAATCCAAATAATAAGAAAAGAGTAGAGTTTAATACAGGTGTCCATTTAATTCCATCATAGGAATACGCTATAGTATTATTCCTATCCCCTACTCCGACCCACATTGTCCCATTCCATGCTACGGATCTGCCTTCCTTATCAAAAACTTCTTTGCTTAATCCAGTATATTTTATTCCATCTAAAGAATATGCGATGGTGTCATGATCATTAGATGAGCCAAGCGAAATAACTGGTTGTTGAATATAGGTATAACCTAGATTTTTGTTCCAAGCAACAGCATTTACATTGTCTGAAGGACTTGTTGTTATAAATGATGCGGAATACCAAACAAACCCATCGTAAGAATACTGAATACCATTTCCTGCTCCTGCTCCTAATAAAGTAGCAATCCATTTATTTCCGTCCCATGTAATACCAGCTACAGTGTTTAATGGTGGTACACTAACATTAGCAGTATCCCAAACTACCCCATCATATGAATACGCTATGTAATAAGGTCCTGTATCTCCACCAACCAGCCACATAGAACCATTCCATGCTAGTGATAAATATGTGCTAAACCCTCCGCCAATAGTTTGAATCCAAACTAAACCATCATAAGAGTATTCAAGTATTCCATTATCACCCCCAGCAACCCACATTGTTCCATTCCAAACTACTGTATAGCAAGTTCTTCCAGTAGTGAATTGTGTTGATGTTAAAATATACCAGAAGTCTCCGTCATATGAATAAGATAAAGATGTATTTGGCCCTACAGATGATCCACCCGCAACCCACATTGTTCCATTCCAATCTATACAATATCCATTTTCTACAGTTGTTTTTACTGATTTTTTCCAACAAATGCCATCATATGAATATGCTATCGGAGTGTTAAATATATTAACTGTATTTGTATCGGGTTCTCCTACGGCAACCCACATACTTCCATTCCAAGCTACACCGCGTCCTACATTAAAAACATTTGTAGCATTTATCCATGTAGAACTATCCCATGAATAAGAAATGCTTGAAGAGGTTCCTGTTCCTGATTGATTCCCTACAGCTACCCATATTTTACCATTCCATGATATACCATTTACATTATTAGAACACAAATTGGATGCTGATGACCAATCTATACCATTATCTGAATACCAAATGGTATCACCTGAACCAGAACTCGTTGAATTTCCTACAGCAACAACTCTATTTTTTGGGAAGATTAGTGTATTTTCTCTTTTACCGTTATAAGCAATACCATAAAATATATTATTGTCACCTGTATTGTTATTATATTTTGTAACCCAATTAATACCATTGTTCGAATATGCTAGAGTTGAATTTGTCTTACTTGAAGCAATCCATATTGTTCCATTCCAACAAACTGATTGATATACTCCTATTCCTAATCCCACAATGTCTGTAATAATACAAGCATTCCATGCAAACCCATCATATGAATAAGCAATGAATGGTTTATCACCTACAGCTACCCATAATATTCCATTCCATTTTATATCATTAAATACATTTGTATAAACGGTTATAGCATTCCAGTTAAAAGCATCATAGGAATAACAGAATGAAAATCCTACGCCATTATCCCCAACCGCAATCCACATATTTCCATTCCAAGCTACAGCATTTCCCTGGTTAGCAAAATAATTTGATGCTGGGAACCAAATAAATCCATCATATGAATATACAATTGATGTAATATTTACAAGCCCCACAGCAACCCAAATATTTCCATTCCAAGCTATACCAACAACCGTCCCAATGTCACCAGACGTAATTTTATCCCAATTCATTCCGTCATATGAATACCACATATTTGAGCCACCTGCTTGTCCGCCAGCTATCCACATTTTTTCATTCCAACCTACACACCACCCCCTGGTAAAAGCACTTGAAGGTAATGCTGGAGTCCAAATTATACCGTCATATGAATATGCTATACTATTTACATCTCCACCTACGGCTACCCATAATATGCCATTCCATAGAGCAGCATTAGCGAGTGAGTCAAATATTATTAAAGATGTATTTTGAGATGGAAACCAATTTAATCCGTCTGAAGAATAATAAAGTGTAATATTTGGTCCATTAGATGGTCCAGCAGCAACCCATCTATTGGGAATATTTGGTCCAAATGTGTATACTTGTTGATTATCTGTAAAATTATCAATTTCAGCATTTACGTCGCTTGTTTTTATAGAAGTTGTATTATTGTAATACAAACTGTTTAATTTAATAGTTTTACTAAATACTTCTTGATTTAGATTATTAACTATAAATGTTGATTGTCCAGTAGCACCTTGAGAACCTGTAGCCCCTTGAGGACCCGTAGCCCCTTGAGGTCCAGTGTCACCCTGAGCACCAGTATTACCTTGAATACCAGTCGCACCTTGAGCACCAGTCGCGCCTTGATTTCCCGTATTACCTCGAGCACCTGTATTGCCTTGAGCACCAGTAGCACCTCGAGCCCCAGTAGAACCTTGAGCCCCAGTAGAACCTTGAGCACCAGTATTACCTTGAGCACCCGTAACACCTTGACCACCAGTAGAACCTTGAGCACCAGTAGCACCTTGAGTTCCAGTAGCACCTTGAGCACCAGTAGAACCTTGAGCACCTGTATTGCCTTGAGTTCCAGTAGCACCTTGAGCACCTGTATTGCCTTGAGCACCTGTATTTCCTTGAGCACCAGTAGAACCTTGAGCACCTGTATTGCCTTGAACACCTGTATTTCCTTGAGTTCCAGTAGCACCTTGAGCACCAGTAGAACCTTGAGCACCTGTATTTCCTTGAGCACCTGTATTTCCTTGAGCACCTGTATTTCCTTGAGCACCTGTATTGCCTTGAGTTCCAGTAGCACCTTGAGCACCAGTAGAACCTTGAGCACCTGTATTTCCTTGAGCACCTGTATTTCCTTGAGCACCAGTAGCACCTACACCAGTAGAACCTTGAGCGCCTGTATTGCCTTGAGTTCCAGTAGCACCTTGAGCACCAGTAGCACCTTGAGTTCCCGTATTACCTCAAGGACCAGTAGTTCCTTGAGGACCTGTATTACCTTGAGCACCAGTAGCACCTTGAGCACCAGTAGAACCTTGAGCACCTGTATTGCCTTGAAGACCTGTATTACCTTGAGAACCTGTAGTTCCTTGAGGACCTGTATTACCTTGAGCACCAGTAGCACCTTGAGCACCTGTATTACCTTGAGGACCTGTATTACCTTGAGTGCCAGTAGCACCTTGAGCACCTGTATTGCCTTGAGCACCTGTATTACCTTGAGTGCCAGTAGCACCTTGAGGACCTGTAGTTCCTTGAGGACCTGTATTACCTTGAGCACCAGTATTGCCTTGAGTTCCAGTAGCACCTTGAGCTCCAGTGGCTCCTTGAGTGCCAGTAGCACCTTGAAATCCAGTAGCACCTTGAGTTCCAGTATTTCCTCGAGCACCTGTATTGCCTTGAGTGCCAGTGGCACCTTGAGTTCCAGTAGCACCTTGAGTTCCAGTGGCTCCTTGAAATCCAGTAGCACCTACACCTGTATTACCTTGAGCTCCAGTGGCTCCTTGAGTTCCAGTGGCTCCTTGAGCTCCAGTGGCTCCTTGAAATCCAGTAGCACCGACACCTGTATTACCTTGAGCTCCAGTGGCTCCTTGAGTTCCAGTAGCACCTTGAGTTCCAGTAGCACCTTGAGCACCTGTATTTCCTTGAGCACCAGTATCTCCTTGAGCGCCACCAGCAGGCCCTGTAGCTCCTTGAGCGCCAGTAGCACCTCCAGGAAAACCAGTGGGACCTATACTTCCAGTAGCACCTTGTTCTCCAGTGGCTCCTTGAGCTCCAGTAACACCTTGAGCTCCAGTAGCACCTGGTATCCCAGTAGCACCTTGCGGTCCAGTAACACCTGGTATCCCAGTAGCACCTTGTGAACCTGTAACACCAGGAGGTCCAGTAGCACCACCTGGAGCACCTTGTGGTCCTGTAGGACCTGTATCACCTTTACATCCTTTTCCAGTAGCACCTTTAGGTCCTTGGTTACCAGTAGCACCTTGAAACCCAACTGGGCCTATGATAGGAGCACCTTGAGGACCTTGAGGACCTTGTGCACCTTGTCCAGATAAATTACAACATCTTTGTGAAGATAAATAATTATTATAATCTCTAAAATTCCTTGACATAATGTATAATTTAGAAAAATATAATATTTTTTATTATTTTACAAAATATATGATTTCACACAATCGTTTATATATTTACTTATACATCAAATATTTTGGTATGACATAACCATAACAAAATATTTTATAGAAGTTAAATCTATGCGGTTCTATAACAATTTACCGCAATATAATGATCTGAATATGCGCATCCAACAACCACAGCATTGGTTCTTTTACACCATGAAGATATATATTTAGTATTCCCTGGATTAATTTGAGTTTGAGCACCCTTTATAAGTATTGTCCTATTAGGGTTATAAACAGTAGTACTTAGGGAGTTGTGTAAATTGCCTAGTAAATAATCCAAAGGTGTAATAGTAGGAAGAACAATAGCTCCTGTTGGTAAAATGCCCGCTAAATTATTAGGCGCAGTATTAGAACTATATAATGTATTGTAAAAAAAAACTTCGCCACAACCAGTAGATAAACTAAATTTATGAGATATTGTAATTGTCATATCATACTCATTCCAAGATGCTGGAATAGAAACTGCGACAGAAACACCGCAAACATAATTTGGATTAGCACCTGTGTTTAAAGGATTCATAGAACCGTTATTAAAACTTGAAACATTATAAAAAGGACTTACAAAAGCAGGTGTAAAGGTTGCCCATGTAGCAGCAATTCCGTTGCCTCGTGAAACAAGAACTTGTCCAGATATTCCACCGTTTAATAATAATGTATTGGAACCACCATTTATTATATCTTCAATTGTGGCAGAAATAGTAGAACGTGCAGCATTAGTAGAATTTGTAGTTCTACTCAGCGTATCACATGTTAAAGTTGTTATAGTTTCATTGCCAGATATATCATCGTGTAGTAATAAAGATGTGCTCCTGTGACTAGCTAAATATTTAGCATAATAAACTGGTGTAACAATTGGATTAGGAGTTGTCATATATATACTAAAAATATAATAATTTATAATACTCATGGCAAAAATGTGTTGTTTGTTTGTGTTAATAATGGAATACCATTTGGATATCGCTGACCTCCAGTATATGCGTTACCATTTGCTGCGAGACAATTATTGATATACTCAGCAGAGGCACAAAATATCATATTTCCGTTATAATTTCCAACCTGTGACGAAAATGATGGATTCCCTTCATCTGTTGCTATCCAATAAAACTCTATATATGCTGGATAATTTACAGGATACGTAGGACCGTGAGTTAATATACACGCATATTTACCAGTAGTACCTCCAGAAACACTAGTTGTGCATGGATAAACATCAGTCTGACCTTGAGCTGGAAAAGAACAAGTTAATGTAGCATCATGAGTCCACAAAACACTCGCGTAGTCATCACATTGCACTAGATGATACACATATGAATTACTTCCACAATTAGTAGTTCCACCCAAACTAATAATTGGTTCACTATTAGCATAAGAACCAACTATTCGTGATTGATAAAAATATAAACCTGTATTACCTTGAACTGTCATATTATCTAACAAAGGTATTATATCTATTCCTAGTAAAGAAGGTGGAACATCACTAGTATCATTTAAAATTCCAGTCATACCTTGTGTGCCAATAGCTCCTTGAGCACCAGTAATACCAGATTGAGCGCCAGTAGGACCCTGACTTCCTGTAACTCGAGTTCCTGTAGCTCCTTGAGCCCCAGTAACACCAGATTGAGCCCCAGTAAGACCAGGAGTTCCAGTATTCCCTTGTGTTCCCGTAGCCCCTTGACTTCCCGTAGCCCCTTGACTTCCCGTAGCCCCTTGACTTCCCGTAGCCCCTTGAGTGCCATTCACCTGATTTCCAGTAGCACCCTGAGTTCCAGTTCTTCCTTGAGTTCCTATTACCTGATTTCCAGTAGCACCCTGAGTTCCAGTTGAACCTTGACTTCCTGTTACCTGAGCTCCAGTTGCCCCCTGAGTTCCAGTAGCACCTTGTGTCCCAGTAGCACCTTGTGTCCCAGTAGCACCTTGTCTTCCAGTAGCACCTTGACTTCCTGTAACTTGACTTCCTGTTGCTCCTTTATTTCCTGTTATTCCTTGACTTCCTATAATACCTATACTTCCTGTAGTTCCTATACTTCCTGTAGTTCCTATACTTCCTGTAGTTCCTATACTTCCTGTAGTTCCTATACCTGTAGCCCCTTGGCTGCCTGTTGACCCTTGACTACCTGTTGACCCTTGACTACCTGTTGACCCTTGACTACCTGTTGACCCTTGGCTACCCGTTGACCCTTGGCTGCCCGTTGACCCTTGGCTGCCTGTTAAACCTTGACTGCCTGTTAAACCTTGACTGCCTGTTAAACCTTGACTGCCTGTTAAACCTTGACTGCCTGTTAAACCTTGACTGCCTATTGTCCCTGTAGCACCTTGAGCACCAGTAGCTCCTTGACTACCTGTTGACCCTTGACTGCCTGTTGTTCCTTGACTACCTGTTGAACCTTGATTACCTGTTGAACCTTGAGCACCTTGAGGTCCCTGAGCTCCTTGAGCACCTGTAAATCCTGTAGCTCCTTGTGAACCAGATAATCCTGTAGCTCCTTGTGCGCCTGTAGCTCCTTGTAATCCAGTTGATGGGCCTTGCGCACCCTGAAAACCTTGAGGACCAACTTCACCTCTACAACCTCTTCCAGTAGCTCCTTGAAATCCTTGACTACCTGTAGCACCTTGATTACCCATCGGACCTATAGCAGAAATGCCTTGTGGGCCTTGAGGACCATTAGTTGTAAAATTATTACATCTTTGAGAACCTAGGTTTTGTTTATGAAATTTAAAATTTATTGACATATATAATTAAAAAAATATTTTATTTTAAATACTTTTTATTAAATATTAAACATAATTAAATTGATTCATTACCTTGTATTAACATTGGTATTCCATATTTAAAAACACCAGTCGTACCAGGATTAGCATATTGACTACCATTTATGTTATAACAATATTGTAAATATTTTTGAGTAGCACAAAATTTCATTGTACCATTATAACGATATGGTTCTGATTGCGCACCTTGACTACCTGTTGAACCCGCAGGATATGTATAACCAGTCCAGTGCCATTCAATGTATGCTGGACTTCCTGGTGGAGCATTTCCGCCACTAGCACCAGTTATTAAACACGCATAACTAATACTATCATTGAAAGTTTTTAAAAGAGCAACTTGAGGTTCACAAACTATTCCATATGAGTGAGCTGCTGTATTACTGCCCGTAGTGCCCATAAGATTAAGTGATGCACAATCAATTAATACATATCTATATTCCTGACTAAGTCCACAATTATCTTGACTGCCTTGACTACCAACATTTGTAGTATTCGCATAAGAATAATTTAATGCTGGGCTAACTATAAATCCAGTCCCGCCTCTTAAATAGGGAACTATTTGAAGTCCTAATAAAAATTTTGGTAAACCAGTGACGCCAGCACCAGTAGCACCTTGAGCACCAGTAGCACCTTGAGGTCCAGTAGCGCCTTGAGGACCAGTAGCACCTTGGGGACCAGTAGCACCTTGAGGTCCAGTAGCACCTTGAGGTCCAGTAGCACCTTGAGGACCTGTAGCACCTTGAGAACCAGTAGCACCTTGAGGTCCAGTAGCACCTTGAGAACCAGTAGCACCTTGAGGTCCAGTAGCACCTTGAGGTCCAGTAGCACCTTGAGGACCAGTAGCACCTTGAGGTCCAGTAGCACCTTGAGGTCCAGTAGCACCTTGAGGTCCAGTAGCACCTTGAGGTCCAGTAGCACCTTGAGGACCAGTAGCACCTTGAGGTCCAGTAGCACCTTGAGGTCCAGTAGCACCTTGAGGACCTGTAGCACCTGGAGAACCTGTAGCGCCTTGAGGACCAGTGGCACCTGGAGAACCTGTAGCACCTGGAGAACCTGTAGCACCTGGAGAACCTGTAGCACCTGGAGAACCTGTAGCACCTGGAGAACCTGTAGCACCTGGAGAACCTGTAGCACCTGGAGAACCTGGAGCCCCTGTAGCACCTGGAGAACCTGTAGCACCTGGAGAACCTGTAGCACCTGGAGGACCAGTAGCACCTTGAGGACCAGTAGCACCTTGAGGACCAGTAGCACCTTGAGGACCAGTAGCACCTTGAGGACCAGTAGCACCTGGAGAACCTATAGCACCTGGAGAACCTATAGCACCTGGAGAACCTATAGCACCTGGAGAACCTGTAGCACCTGGAGAACCTATAGCACCTGGAGAACCTATAGCACCTGGAGAACCTGTAGCACCTGGTGAACCTATAGCACCTGGAGAACCTATTAAACCCATCAACCCTTGACTACCTGTAGAACCTTGTGTTCCTGTAGGTCCAGTACTAGATATGCCAGTTACACCTGGCGCTCCCGTATTTCCTTGTGGGCCTACACCTTGACTACCAGTAGCACCTTGAGCACCAGTAGCACCTTGAGCACCAGTAGCACCGTATTGACCACCTGGCATACCTGTATCACCTTGAGGACCGATGTAACCCGTATCTCCTTTAGAGCCTTGTCCCGTAATACCTTGCATACCCTGTGCGCCTGTAGCACCTTGAAAACCTGTTTTTCCTAACCCATCTACGCCAGGAGGTCCTTGAGCTCCAACAATTAAATCATTACATTTTTTAGAACCTAAATATTGTTTATAATTATTAAAAAATCTTGACATATATAATAAAAAAAATATTATAAATTTAAAATATTTACTTTATTACAAAATATTGGATTTTAATTTATGGTTGAAGTGTATGATTACATGGTATTAATAATGGTAGCCCATATTGAAAAACTGGACCATTAGTATATCTACAGCCATTTATGTAATAACAATTTTGTAAATATTCTATAGTAGCACAAAATTTCATAACCCCACTAACAGGAGATACTTTTGGAACTGCACTAACAACCTTAGCATTGCCAACCCAATACCACTCTATATATGCTGGAGCAAAAGGCAACACCTCTCCGAGGGTGCTGCTAGTTATATAACATATGTAACTTTCAGGAGATGTTGATGAACAAGGCGATAAAGGGTCGGTATTAATAACTGGAATACCTGGTGGGGGGGTATAACCTGGTGGGGGGTTATAAATCTGTGAACTAAATTCATTTGGATGAACCGCATCAGTAACTGGTTCATTATTACATTTATACAAACTAAAATCATATACATTTTTATGACAAGCATAATCAGCTGGTTGATTAGGACCTGAAATTGAAAAAAATGTGTTCACATTAGCAAAACTATATGATAATGTTACTTGATTTACTGCTTGGATTACGTCTGATATTGCTGGTAATAAAGGGATTGCTTGATTTGATAATAAAACATAATAATTTGAATTTCCCCAAGCCCCCGTAGAACCAGCATCGCCTGTAGCTCCTCGAGCGCCTGTAGCTCCTTGAGCGCCTGTAGCTCCTTGAGCACCCGCAACGCCTTGACTGCCTGTAGCTCCTCGAGTTCCTGTAGCTCCTCGAGTTCCCGTAGCTCCCTGAGAACCAGTAGCTCCTTGAGCACCTGTATTGCCTTGAGCACCCGTATTGCCTTGACTGCCAGTAGCTCCTTGAGCACCCGTATTGCCTTGAGGTCCAGTAGCTCCTTGAGGTCCAGTAGCTCCTTGAGGTCCAGTAGCTCCTTGAGGTCCAGTAGCTCCTTGAGGTCCAGTAGCTCCTTGAGCACCTGTATTGCCTTGAGGTCCAGTAGCTCCTCGAGTTCCCGTAGCTCCTTGAGCACCCGTATTGCCTTGAGGTCCAGTAGAACCTTGAGAACCTGTAGCTCCTTGAGCACCCGTATTGCCTTGAGCACCCGTATTGCCTTGAGCACCAGTAGCTCCTTGACTACCCGTATTGCCTTGAGAACCTGTAGCTCCTTGACTGCCAATAACACCAGTAGCACCTTGAGAACCTGTAGCACCTTGAGAACCTGTAGCACCTTGAGAACCTGTAGCTCCTTGAGCACCAGTATTACCTTGACTGCCAATAGCTCCTTGACTACCTGTATTGCCTTGAGAACCTATAGCTCCTTGACTACCCGTAACACCAGTAGCACCTTGACTGCCAGTAGCACCTTGACTGCCAGTAGCACCTTGACTGCCTGTATTACCTTGACTTCCAGTAGCACCTTGACTTCCAGTAGCACCTTGACTTCCAGTAGCACCTTGAACACCAGTAGCACCTTGACTACCCGTAACACCAGTAGCACCTGGAGAACCAGTAGCTCCTTGAGCACCAGTAGCTCCTTGAGCACCCGTAACCCCTGGAGCCCCTGAAGCGCCTTGAGCACCCGTAGCCCCTGGAGAACCAGTAGCTCCCTCAGGTCCTTGTGGTCCTACTCCTGTAGCCCCTTGAGCGCCAGTAGCCCCTTGTGGTCCCCCAGGAGCCCCAGGAGCCCCTTGAGCGCCTGGAGCACCTGTAGCACCTATACAACCTACTCCTGTTGCTCCCCGAAATCCTGTAAGTCCAGTAGCTCCATGAAAACCAAGAGGTCCTACAGAGTCAATACCTGGATATCCTTGAGGCCCTGGAGGTCCTTTTCCTTTTAAATTACAACATTGTTGAGAAGCTAAATATTGATTATAATCTCTAAAATTTCTTGACATATATAATTAAAAAAATATTATAATTTTATAAAATACAATAATATTTTGGTTTATTTAAGGGCTTACATAAAAATAAATTAACATGAAGGTAATTGCGCAAGGCATAACTTTATACTACCAAGTGATGCCACATCATACTTGACAACCAATGGCAAATCATTTTCTAAATATACCTCAATTTGAGAGCAAAGATTTGTACATTTAATAAAATAACCCAAATTTTTAAGAGAAAATTCTCCTTGAATTACCTTTGACGAATCTTGTTTCAAAATAAATCCCATACTACCATCTGATTCAGCACGATGAATTTCAGCTGACGCAAATTGTCCAGAGCATTTAAATATTAATTCATTTCCTACAGATTTTATTTCCAATTTATCTGAAATGCATGAAAGGTCGCGAATAATTTTTTGAAAATCCGCAGACGGTAAGTTAATAATAGAAGAAAATTTAACATCAGGATATTGAAGCTCTTCAGGCTCAGGCTCTATCAACCTCAATTTTTGTGTTTTACATTGTTTAATTTCGCCATTCTCAAATTTTAGAGCTAAATGAGAGACAATTCCGTCAACATAATCAGAATTTTCAATATAAATAGTTAGTGTATCATCATTATCAATTGAATTAATTAATTTAAAAAGATGAAACATATTAACACCAATAATAATCTTCTCCTTTTTACATTCATAAAACTCAAAATTCTGAGCTGCTAAATACAAATGAGCTAAAATGGTATGTGATTTATCCATATTAATAATGCGAATTCCATCAGGTTCAAAAGTAATATTCGTTTCTAATAAAATATCTTTAAGAGCTGTCATCAGAGTTCTAAAAGGTGATATTTGAACTGTCTTAATAGTTAAAACATTTCCTTCAGTTTGTGTTGTAACTTGATTTTTATTTGATAATGAATTCATTGTATTAAAATTTAACTTAAAATCTTTAAATACTTACGCAATTAAATTATTTATGAATTTAAAATTAAACGAATTATTAAATAAAAAGAAACTATACAACAATTTTAGGAACTCTTCGTCTTCCATAATTATACACTTTTTTGGCACGTTTTGCTAAAGATAACGCCTTACTTTTTGGTTTGCAACCTTTTTCTAAAATATCAAAATCCACGGCCGCCGCTTTTCCACCTGTAATTGAACTTGCTAATCGTGCTACTCCCCAAGATTGTGGTGTTTGATTTGGTCTTGAACCAGATGAATAATATGCTCCAGCACCCTTATTGATAATTTTCGATAAAGCACGTTTTGTGCAGCCAGTTGCTTTTGACAATTCATTTGTAGCGCCAATTGAGCTAACCCCATAAATCTTTTCAGCTTTTATTATATGTTGTGATTTTTTAGATGTAAATGATGGAAGTTTTTTTCTTGTGTAATAAAAACCCTTTTTATATAATTTTTTAGATTTATTTAACATTTTTATTTGTCGTTTTTTGTCCTTTTTTGTTAAACGTTTGGGTAAATAACGCAAGTTTATATTCATCCCTATACTAATTTATAATATATTATATAATATAATTTAAAAACTAATTTAAAAATAAGAGAGTAAAAATCTTAGAATGTCTTATGACAATAAAGAATTAGAACAAAAGTGCTATAATACAATCGTAGAACTGTTAAATAAATATAAAGAAAATGAACACAGTGATTATATGTTTCAGCGCATACATAACCATATTATAAATTATCTACCAAATACACTCGACAATGAATTGAAAAATTATGAAAAAAGACAAAACCGCAATACATATTTAACAACTGAACAACAAGTGTTTATACAAGTTTTTCTAAGTAAAAATCAATATTTTTATTTACCAAGTAATAATTTTTTTTATGAATACAATGGCACTAATTATTTTATAGTTAAAGAAGATGATGTCATACATAAACTATTATCCACCATATCTAAAGATAGGATTCTGTTAGATTGGAAATACAAAACAAAAATAAACATTATAAAACAAATAAAAGAGAGAAGTTTATTTAATTCTATTCCTGAAACGGATACAATTCAGAATATTCTCAACGTTTTATATCCGTCGATTTTTTCATCAAAAAACAGTGCCAAATACTTTTTAACGATTATTGGAGATAATATTTTAAAAAAAAACACCAATTTAATATTTCTAGTTACTCAAAAAATGAAAAAATTATTATTTGATTTAGATAATATAGCATTTGGGTCTATTGGTTATAATAATTCAACTTGTAATTTTATGACAAAATATCATGAAAACCATACATACGATAATTGTCGTCTTATAAAAATAAACGAGGCTTTTTCTCTTGATTTGTGGAGGGATATTCTAAAAAAAATAGGATTAGATTTGCTATGTGTAGCTGCTCATTATTCTAAACGTTATGAAAATTCTGATAAGTTTATTGAGAATAACTCTGATGAGGAACTTAAAAATTATTCATATTATCTTAAAAAAACTACTCCTTTGAACATTGTTAAAGAATTTAGTAATAAATATATTATAGACGCTTCAAATGATGTGAAAATAGAATGGAAAAACTTACATTTTATTTGGAAACAATTTCTCTCTAATTATAATCTACCTAGTGTAATTTATTCGAATAATTTAAAAAACATTTTAAGAGAAATACATGAATATGAAGAAGATTCAGATTCATTTATAGGAATAACAAGTAAGTATTTGCCTATTCAAAGCGATTTTATTAAATTTTGGGACAATACGATTAAAATTACAACTAATACCTTTGGTGATGAACAATCATTTGATAATGAATTAGAAGTCGATGAAATTTGTTCAATGTTTAAATTTTGGACAAAACAAAATCAAGAACAATTAATGACAAATGGTAATATTTCTGAAGAGAATGTAATAAAAATCCTGAAACATTTTTTTCATTCAATAGACATAATTGAATATAAATATGTATTAAATGTTACATGTTGTGTATGGAATAAGATAAATGATATCAATAAATCTTTTGACTATATTAAAGAACAAATAAAAGAAAATTACAAGTTAAATTTAATATCTTTTGATGATGTTTATAATTATTATTCTATGTATTGTAAATTAAATGCACATAAATTTATAGTAAGCAAACGTTATTTTGAAAAATATTTGTATTTTAAACTTTCTGAATATGTAGTTTATGAAAATTTTATTGAAACAGCTTGGGTATTTACACCTTAAAAAATTATAATGTAAATAATATAATATATTATAATTTATAAATTTAATTTAGTTGGCATTTCCAGCAATAAATTGAAGGTCAACACCGCTTGTTCCAACACCCTTTCCATCAAAAGCAGAAGGACTTAAAGGCAGGTTAACACCTGAACCTCCGTGATGTTTGCGTCCACCCTTCTTCATAGTAACAGCAGGATGAGCAGGAACAAAACCTTTGGGCAAAGCCAAACCGTGAGCAGCATTTCCACCTTTCTTCATGTGAACAGGAGTATGAACACCTCCACGTTGTTTCTTGGACTTGCCATTTTTAATAAATCCAAAATGTCCTTTCTTTGTCAAAAAACCAGCTTTAACGAGACGTTTCTCTCTCTTGGCGCTTGCGTGCTTAGATTTTGAAACAATATGGCCAGCCTTGTTCTTCATTAAATGCGCATGTGTTAATCCACCAGTTGTTTTATAAGCAGTTCTATGCCATACTTGAGCACGACTACCAATTAACGATTCATATGTTTTGCCAGCAACAGAATATTTGCCAGTTGATGTTCTAGAAAACTTTGTCATTATAAAAATACAAGAGAAAATATTATTTCTTCTAAATGAAAATGTAAAACGCATTTAGAATTTATTTGTTGGAGGTCTTCCACTACCACCAGGCATACCCTCGGTGCGTCCTAAATAGTTTAACTGTAAGGGTTGACCTAAATAAAAATTGCCATATTGAGTATTTCCTCCTAAAGAGCTTTTAATTACTTGTGAAATTCTAATATTATTGGAAACTCTTACGGATGGAGAATCTGAACCTATAGTAAATTTATCATATTTGTCTTCAACGCAAGCACAAGTTATTTCTGGCAATGTTGGGTTTAAAGCATTATATTGTGCTACATACATAATTTTACTGGAATTTGATTTTTTGCCAGGTGTAAATTGTCTTTGGGAATACATAATAATATCAATTGTGATATTTATTTAATTTTAATTTATTATAATTTATTATAATTTATTATTGTTATAAATAAAAATTGAAATTATTTAAAGCTATAAATAGAATTTATACTAGTATTACAATGAACACTACTGACTTAAATCTCGCAAATAAATACCAACAGAAAACGGATAAGCAACACATTCTAGACAATCCCGATACCTATATTGGTTCTGTTGAAGAAGTCGATGCGGATTTATGGATTCTTGATGATAAAGGCGATAGAATTATTGAAAAAAATATGAAATATATACCTGGGTTATTCAAATTATTTGACGAGGGTATAGTTAATTGCCGTGACCATGTGGTTCGAATGCTACAAGCAATTAATAATAAACAAGATAATTGTATACCTGTTTCTAACATTGAAATATCAATTGATGAAGATGGGACTATTACAATGATGAATGATGGAAATGGAATCGATGTCGCAGAACATCCTGAACATAAAATATGGATTCCTGAGATGATTTTTGGTCATCTAAGAACATCTACAAATTATGATAAAACTGAAAAGAAAATTGTTGGAGGTAAAAATGGTTTTGGGTTCAAACTTGTTCTTATTTGGTCAACATATGGGTCTGTTGAGACAGTTGACCACATAAGAGGTCTTAAATATAGACAAGAATTTAAAAATAATCTGGATGAAATATGTAAGCCGTCGATTACTAAATGTAAGACGAAACCTTACACGAAGATTGTTTTCAAGCCAGACTATAAACGTCTTGGCATTAATGGTCTTACGCCTGATATTATTTCATTATTAAAAAAACGTGTCTATGATGTAGCAGCAATAACTGATAAAAGTCTTAAGGTAAAATACAATTCAGCAGTAATTCCAGTAAAAAATTTTGAACAATATATTAATATGTATATTGGAGATAAAAGTAGTTCACCACGTGTGTATGAAGATAATGGCGAACGATGGGAATATGCTGTTGCGTTAACACCTACACACGAGTTCGCGCAAATATCATTTGTAAATGGTATTCATACCGCAAAAGGTGGCAAACATGTTGAATATATATTGAACCAAATAACAAGAAAATTAGTTGAATTCATTGATAAAAAGAAAAAAGTAAAGGTGAATCCTAATAGCATTAAAGAGCAGCTTATTTTGTTTTTAAGATGCGATATAGAAAACCCCGCATTTGACAGTCAAACTAAGGACTACATGAATACTCCTTCATCTAAATTTGGGTCCAAATGTGATGTAAGCGATAAATTCATCGAAAAGGTCGCAAAAATGGGCGTTATGGACGCAGCTTTACAATTAACCGAAGTCAAAGAAAACAAGGCAGCTAAAAAAACAGATGGAACTAAGAGCAAAAGCATTAGAGGCATTCCTAAATTGACAGATGCGAACTGGGCTGGCACTGAAAAGTCAAATGAGTGTATGATTATATTTTGTGAAGGCGATTCAGCTAAAGCTGGTATTATTTCAGGATTATCTTCCGAAGACCGTAATAACATTGGTGTTTATCCTATGAAGGGAAAGATTCTCAATGTAAGAGGTGAAGCGGTAAAAAAAATCTCTGAAAATAAAGAAATTACAGAAATTAAAAAAATATTGGGTTTGGAAACTGGTAAAAAATATAATACCATTGAAGATGTATATAAAAATTTGCGATATGGTAAGGTCTTATTTATGACTGACCAAGATTTAGATGGTAGTCATATTAAGGGATTAGGTATCAATTTATTTCAATCCGAATGGCCAACTCTCGCTAACATACCAGGATTCATTGGTTTTATGAACACACCTATATTAAAAGCTAAAAAGGGTTCTGTTGAATTAGAATTCTATAATGATGGTGAGTATAATGAATGGAGGGAAGAAAATGAAAACAAGGGGTGGAAGGTGAAATATTATAAAGGTTTAGGAACTAGCACGGGTAAGGAATTTAGAGAATATTTTGAAAAAAAGAAAATTGTTGGGTTTGAACATTCTGAGAAAAGTGATGATGCCATAGATATGGTTTTCAACAAAAAAAGAGCAGATGACAGAAAGGATTGGTTAAAAGAGTATGATAGAGATGCTTATCTAGACACTTCTAAAACAAATGTTTCTTATGAAGAGTTTATTAACAGAGAATTGATACATTTCTCAAAATATGATTGCGATAGAAGCATACCCAACTTGATGGATGGGCTTAAGATAAGTTTACGAAAAATATTATATTCTGGATTTAAAAAGAATTTAACTACTGAAATAAAGGTGGCACAATTTAGCGGTTATGTTTCAGAACATTCTGGCTATCATCATGGTGAGGCTAGTTTGAACGCAGCTATTGTTGGTATGGCACAAAATTTTGTTGGTTCGAATAACATTAATTTATTCATGCCAAATGGGCAATTTGGCACTAGACTTCAAGGCGGAAAAGATAGTGCTTCTGAAAGATATATATTCACTCAGTTAAATAAAATAACAAGGACTATATTTCCAGTTGCGGATGATGCTATATTAAATTATCTAAACGATGATGGTATAAAAGTGGAGCCAATATACTATGCGCCCATTATTCCGATGGTTCTTGTTAATGGTTCAAAGGGAATAGGCACTGGGTTTAGCACTGATATTATGTGTTATAATCCATTACAAATTATTCAATATTTAAAAAATAAATTACAATGTAAAGAAGAGTCAATTGATTTTATCCCCTATTATGAAGGGTTTAAAGGTAAAATTACAAAAATAAATGACGACAAGTTCTTAATTAAAGGGCTATATGAAAAAACAGCCCCTGACAAAATAAGAGTCACTGAGTTACCAATCGGTTACTGGACAGAAGATTTTAAAGAATTGCTAGAGGAGTTGATAGAACCAACCGCTGGAAAGGATGGAAAGAAACCGCCATCTATTGTAAAAGATTATGATGATATGAGCAAAGACACAAATGTTGATTTTACTATTACATTTGTGAAAGGTAAATTAGACGAATTAGAAAATACAAAATGCGACCATGATTGTAATGGTCTTGAAAAACTACTCAAATTACAAACTACAAACTCCAGCACTAACATGCATCTATTTGATGCTGATGACACACTTCAAAAGTATGAAAAAATATCAGAAATTATCGATGCCTATTATGATGTTAGATTAGAAATGTATGGAACTAGAAAAGAATATATGATATCTGCTTTAAAAAAGGAACTATCATTGCTTTCCAATAAAGCTAAATATATTAAAGAAAATTTAGACGGCACAATCGACTTAAGAAAAAAGAAGAAGGAAATAGTTATTGAAATGTTAAACGAAAAGGGATATGATATTATTGATGATGATAACGAATATAAATATTTGACAAAGATGCCGATGGATTCAGTAACAGAAGAAAACGTGGAAAAATTATTGAAGGATAAGGAAAATAAAGAAAAGGAATTAGAAAATATTACAAAGACAACTATAAATCAAATGTGGGCATCAGAGCTAGATACTCTTAAAGAACAATATATTGAATATACAAATGAACGAACAAAGCTAATGAATGGCGAAGAAATAAAAATTAAAAAGAAGGTTCTTACAAAAGGTGTTATCAAAAAACAGTTAAAGGGTTCTGAAACTAAAAAACAAATTGTGGTTGAAGATGACTAAATATAGAACCTATCTAACATTACAAAATCATATTAGTAAAGTAAAAACACTATATTGTTTATAAAAATTCATATTCAATTGCTTTTACACAAAATTGTTCTAGTTCTTGTTTGCTATAAACTTTATCATAATATTTTAACGCATCCGAAATATTATCAAAATTAGGCAAACATTTTTTTAATGAATTACTTGATAAATAATGATAAAATGATTCATATATTTTTATTTTTGTAATTTTCACACGAATATTTCTTTCGAACCCTAGTTGCTTATTTGTAAAAATAATTACATCCCCTTCCGCAATAGGTATATTGCGCGCGTTTAGTCTTCCCTCAATTGTTTTAATTTTTAATTGAGTTAGTGAAAACCATGGTTCAAATAACTTCATTTTCCTTTCCATTATCTTGAACCGTTATAAACATATAATAATATTATAAAAAATACAGAAAATATATCTTTACATGTATGAAGCAGATAATTTTAGTCCTTAATATTATTATTTAAAACCTCCTGTATTATCGATTCATTATAGTGTTCCTCGCAATCAATAAATTTAAACAATTCTTTTATATTTTCTTTATCAAACATTTTTTCAAATGTTATAAAATAACAAAAATCTTTATTGTTGTTATAAAAATCGAATAATTCATTATTTAAGTTATGTAAATAAGCAACAGCATTTTTATCATCTTTAAACCAACTACTTACTGATTGAGCCTTTATATTCTCTCTAATTTGTATTATAACCTTTGTTTGTGGGAATAATTCTTTGAAATCCTTTATATATTTTATATCCCCTTTATCATATCTTATTTCTTTAAACCCCCATAGTGTTGTCTCTGTTGTTTTTTTAAACATCTGTATTATCATATATCTTATCATTTGGACGACTTGTTGAAAGTTATAAGAATTATACCAAGATGGTTTAATATTTTTCATAATTATATTTTCATATGTGTTAGGATATGATTGTTTTACATTTTTTGTAATAGTCAATTTAGTTCTTCTATAAAACTCTAATAAACTATTTATTGCTCCAAAGTTCTCTCCACAAATATTGCTATTAGGTATTGTATTAATGATTCTTAACATAGTTGTAGAACCAGAACGTCCAGTAGCACATATTAATACAATTTTATCCATAATTTAAATATATAATAAATATTTAAATTATATTTATTTCAAAACCATTTCTTTAATTCTAATTGTCTATCATTATTACTTGACATTACAGGATGTGCTATTGGCACTGCTAAGGTGCTAACATCATCTAGATATTTCATATATCCCTGTGCTTCACTATAGACTTGTTGAATACAATAGTTCAATACAATCTTATTTAGTTCATTAATTTGTTGAGAAATATTATGTGGTTGATTAGCAGAATGTTGTAAAAATACACTTCGCATAACAATTTTAAGAGATTCACAGTCTTGTGGACCAATTACATATTGACCGTTTGACCTATCATACACACCAGCTCTTATACCATTTTGTAATATTTGAATGTTTTGTCGAGAGAAAAACACATCTGATAATTGACTATCTGTCCATAAACCTTCAGTAGGGTTCCTAAATGTAGCACATTGGTTTGCTGGTATTTTATCATACATTTGAAATAAAGTACAAGTATTTGGGCTTTTAATATCTACACGTCCATTATTTACTTTGTTCATTTATATTACCCAAATAGAAAAAATTATATATTTATTTTATATATATGGAAGGATTTCAAAAAATTGTTCTTTTTGGTGCTATTATAATTTTGATTATAGCGTTAATTATTATTGCTTTTAGTTTAACTTATGCGCAAAAGGATAAATGGCCACCAATGGTTCCAGCTTGTCCTGATTATTGGCAAATTGATGGTTCTGGTAATAATTCTACATGCACAAATATTAAAGATTTAGGAACTTGTCCTGCTCAGTCTGGGCACCAACATTTAACTATGAATTTCAATGGGTCTGCTTTTACAGGTTCAAATGGATTATGTAGTAAATACAATTGGGCAAATAATTGCGGTGTAACATGGGATGGTATTACATATGGTGTAAATAATCCATGTAATACTACAGTTTAAACATTTAGAAGTCTTCAAATTCGTCAAACTCGTCTTCACGTAACTTACGTTCATGTTCTTCTCTCTCATCGCTATCATAATAGTAATAGTTATCTCTTTCAGATTCTTCTATATCCCTTTGTTTAAAATGTTCAGCATACTTTTTAAATTTTTCGTCTTGTTTTAAATTATTCCGATACCAGCTAATCGAGTAAATGTACCGTTCCATTAGTTGCGATTCAAACCAGTCATTTTTCCAATTTTCTTTTAAATTTGTTTCAATTAACTCGCCTAACTCCGTCCATGCATCATTATTCGTCTCTTCTAAAGAGACATCTTTTATGGTACTCCAATAGTTGCCTAATATTTTTATCCATTTTTTATTATTATTTAATTTGGTTATCATAAAAATATCCATAAACGAAGCAATCACATAACAATTCGAACCTTGTTGTTGAGAATTAAATTCCATTTTACTAAATAATTTGATAATTATTAGCTTTTAAATTTTGTTTCAATTTTTTTTATAAATGTATTAAGTATTTGAATTGTTATGCTTCTAGCACCCCTAATAAATATAAAATGGAAAATCAGTCAGAATATACAAATACGCGTTGCTCTAAATGAGAAAAAGTGTAAAATTACATTACATTATATTTTAACTCATACGTATTTATTTTGTTATCATTATAGAAATAAAATAAATATTGTTCTTATAGAAATGGTTACTATATATTTAGTATAAAATATATTTAATATAAAATTGTAATCTTGGTTTATATAAAAATCTACATAAAAAGATTATTATTAATATATTAAATGGATGAATTAAATATAAATAAAATTCTTAACAGAGAAGATAAAGCATCAAATATTAAA